TCAAACGATGATGCCCTGGCTGCGCAGGTAGTCGTCGTAGGTGCCGCTGAAGTCGGTGACGCCGTTATCCGACAGCTCGATGATGCGCGTGGCCAGGGAGCCGACGAACTCGCGGTCATGGCTGACGAAGATCAGCGTGCCCGGGTAGTTTTCCAGCGCCAGGTTGAGGGCCTCGATGGATTCCATGTCCAGGTGGTTGGTCGGTTCGTCCATCACCAGCACGTTGGGCTTTTGCAGGATCAGCTTGCCGAACAGCATGCGGCCCTGCTCACCACCGGAGATGACCTTGACCGACTTGAGAATCTCGTCGTTGGAGAACAGCATGCGGCCCAGGGTGCCGCGAATCACTTGCTCGCCGGTGGTCCACTGGCCCATCCAGTCGAACAGGGTCACGTCATCTTCGAAGTCGTGAGCGTGGTCCTGGGCGTAGTACCCGACATCGGCACTCTCGGTCCATTTCACAGCGCCGGCATCGGGCTGCAGTTCGCCGACCAGGGTACGCAGCAGGGTGGTCTTGCCGATACCGTTGGGGCCGATGATCGCCACGCGCTCGCCGGCTTCGACGGTGAAACTGAAGTTTTTGAACAGTACCTTGTCGTCGAATGCCTTGCTGAGTTTCTCGATGGTCACCGCCTGGCGATGCAGCTTCTTGGTCTGCTCGAAACGAATGAACGGGCTCACCCGGCTCGACGGCTTGACCTCGGCCAGCTGGATCTTGTCGATCTGCTTGGCACGGCTGGTGGCCTGCTTGGCTTTCGAGGCGTTGGCCGAGAAGCGGCTGACGAAGCTCTGCAGCTCGGAAATCTGCGCCTTCTTCTTGGCGTTGTCGGCCAGCAACTGCTCGCGGGACTGGGTCGCGGCAGTCATGTACTCGTCGTAGTTGCCCGGGAACAGGCGCAGCTCGCCGTAATCCAGGTCCGCCATGTGGGTGCAGACCGAGTTCAGGAAGTGACGGTCGTGGGAAATGATGATCATGGTGCTGTTACGCGCCGTGAGGATGGTTTCCAGCCAGCGGATGGTGTTGATGTCCAGGTGGTTGGTCGGCTCATCGAGCAGCAGCACGTCCGGATCGGAGAACAGTGCCTGGGCCAGCAGCACGCGCAGCTTCCAGCCGGGCGCCACTTCGCTCATCGGGCCGAAGTGTTGCTCCAGCGGAATGCCCAGGCCGAGCAGCAACTCGCCTGCGCGGGACTCGGCGGTATAGCCGTCCATTTCGGCGAACTCGCCCTCGAGCTCACCGACCTTCATGCCGTCTTCTTCGCTCATTTCCGGCAGCGAGTAGATGCGGTCGCGCTCGGCCTTGACCTTCCACAGTTCCTCGTGGCCCATGATCACCGTATCGATCACGTTGAATTGCTCGTAGGCGAACTGATCCTGGCGCAGCTTGCCCAGGCGCACGTTCGGCTCGAGCATCACCTGGCCACCGGAAGGCTCGAGATCACCACCAAGAATTTTCATGAAGGTCGACTTGCCGCAGCCGTTGGCGCCGATCAGGCCGTAGCGGTTGCCGTTGTTGAACTTGACGGAAACGTTCTCGAACAGCGGCTTGGCGCCAAACTGCATGGTTATGTTAGCGGTGGAAATCAAAGTGCTCTATCTCGCGTATTTCAGAGGTGTGGATTTAGTCTTGGGGCAGATTTGGGGCAAGTTTTAGTTTGCTCATCTCTGCCCAGTCGCCTTCGCCATCGATCCATCGGGCATAGCGAGAAAGCAGAATCTGCACCGAGTTGCCCAATTGCTTGGCGATGAAGGCCGGGGCCATTCCCGCCATCAGGCACATGGTTGCGTAAGTGTGGCGCGCATTGTACGGAGGACGGTAGCGAATACCCAGCGCTTTCAGGGTTGGGCGCCACTGATGGTGCAGGTCACTCGTCTGATGGACGTAGACCTGGCCCTTGCTGGGCGGGAAACAGTAGGGGAATGCCTCTAGCCGCCCATCCCCGCGCAGGCGCCTCTCGATGTAGGCCTTGGCGTACTCCAGCGCGTGAATGGCCCGGTCGTTGAGCAGCACGTAGCGATCCTTTTTGGTCTTGGTGCGCTCGACGATCTTTTTCTTTGCCACCACGCGGCAGACCAGGGCAACGCGCTTTTGCATGTCCACCTCTTCCCAGCGCAGTGCGGCAATTTCGCCGAGCCGCATGCCGGTGTAATAGGCGAATTCGAAGAAGGCGCCGTAGATCCTCGATGGCCAGTGGTCGGCCGCGTAGAAGGCCGCGATGATCTTGTCCGCCTCGGCCTGTGAAAATGGATCGATCTTCTTGGTTTCCCGGCCAGGCTTCTCCAGTTCCAGCATCGGGTTCACCGCGATCAGCCGATCGGCAACGGCTCCATCAAGGATGGTGCTGATCTTCGTCATGGCGTTGGCTTTGACCGCATTGCTGGTCCAGGGCATTTGAACCAGGAGCTCGCGCATTAGCGCCGGTGTCAGGTTGGCCAGCGGTGTGGTGGCCAGGTAGGGCATCCACCACACGTTGAGCGCCGACTTGTAGTTGTCCCTAGAGCCCTCGGCCAGGGTGCGGCTGTCGAGCCAGACCTGGGCGTACTGACCGAAGCCACGGCTTACGCTGGCGATTGCGTTGGGGGAGTTGGGGAAGAGCTCGGCGTACTTCTGCTCGGTCATCAGCCCGAGCTTGATCAGCTGGATTACTTGATCGCGTAGACGGGATGCAGCGTTGATGCCCGCTTGCGTGGCGGGGTACGAGAGGGTTTCTGAGCAGCGCTTACGATTCCAACTGAACCGGATGCGGATGGCATCGCCCCTAATTTCAATTCCGGCGGGCAGTGCCACAGGCTTTCTTGCCATTCGTTGTACCTCCTGATGCTGTAAAAAATGCGGCTGCCGATCTTCTTCCAGACCCCCTCAGGGATCTGCTTGCGAGCGCGCTTCGCCTCGAGCGCGCGCGGCGTGGTGCCGAGATACTCGGCCATCTGTTTTTCGGAGAGTTTGTCGAGCGGCTCAGTGAGCTGGACGGCGGACATAATCACCTCGATCCCGGCGCGGGCCGGGAAGTGGGGGTGGCTGGCGCGCGGAACTCGTCGGCGAAGCACAGCACCTTGTGGTTGGTGAAGACGGGGATGCCGAGCTGCTTGGCGCGGGCGACTTCGGCGAGGGTGCCGGTGCTGTTCTGCCAGCCGGGCACCAGGACGACGGCGGCGCATTGCTCCATGAGCAGCATGGTGCCGGCCAGCCAATAGTCGTCGGGGAAGGGCAGGTCTTCTTCCATGTGCGCAGTGTTGAGGTGCGGGCAGACCGGGAACCAGCCTTGCTCGGCGGCATGGATGGCGACGGCCCGAGCGCCGGCGATGTTGCGGACAATGGCCGCCCGATCCGGCCCGCGGTACGGGCCAGCGACGTAGATCAGGTGCATGGACATGACTGGGCCTCACCGCCGGCGGGGCCGGCAGCCTAGTTAAGGTGGTGGGTTCAGGGTTTGGCGGGTGGGGTGCAGCGCAGGCAGGTGCAGTCGATTACTTTCAGGCCGGTGCCGCGGCAATAGGTCACTCTGGTCATGCGTCACCGCCTTGCGCCTGGGCGCGGTGGGCGGCGAGAGCGTGTTCTGCTTGCTTGCAGGCGTGCACCCGATAATCGACGTGAGTGATATCTTGGTTTGGGTAGTGCTTGACGATCGCTTCCAGCCCCTCCACCAGCCGGGTCACGTCCTGCGCTGCTGGAGGGGCGCCATAGGCCACTTCGACTACGACATCTGTCTGCACATTGCCGCAGGTATCGGTGAAGTGCTTCGGAGGGGCGCCGTCGTGCCATTCCGTCACAACTTCGCCCAGGCAATTCAGCAGCCGGTGCGCGACGATCTTCTGCTCACCGCTTACAGGGTACGGGGCGGCGGTGAGCTGCTGATACAGGAGGAAAGCCTTGTTCCAAACTTCGTCGCTTTCTCGCAGATCAAGCCCCAATGCGTCGGCGAATGTGGCCCACGACTTCATAGCCGGCAGCGCCCCGCCAGCGGTCGGCAACTGGGCGCGGGCTTGCCAGGCTGACCAGGCCAGAGGTAGCGCAATCCCTCCGTAGCTATCTTCGTCGCGCATGTTTTTGAGAGTAAGCGGCTGATAGCCATGGTGGGCACAAAGCTCTGCCTCGAACAGGGCGCGCTCTTGATCGTTGCGCTTAGTCATGGTGCTGGGCCTCACATTGAGCAAAGAAGGCATCCAGGGCCTTCGTCGTCGTTCATATGCGCCAGGCCTTTGGTACGGAAGATTGGCTTTCCTATCTCCCCTGCTACCTGCCTGGTGCGGATAAGTTGAAAGCGCCCAAAGTCGTCAAACTCGAAAGCCTTCTTTTTCCATTTGTCGCCGCCAGCCTGACAAGGGAAACACCCCACACGCGGGAAGCCCGCGTGGTACAGCGGGTTCAAGTTCTCCCAGCCGCAGTAGTCAATAGCCTCTTGATCGCTCCAGTCGACAACGCACAGGCGGAACACCACGCCGGCTTTCGCCAGGTACTGCGGGTACTTACTAGGCATAACTTCGTGCGGCGCATACAGGTGATCGGGCAGCTTGCCGTCGTATCGCTTTGCTCTTTCCGTGCTTTCCTGCTGGCGCATCCCGTACCAGACTTCAAAGCCATGCCCAAGCTCTTCCGCTTTGGTCTTCAAAAAGCGCTTTGTTGGCCCGATCTTCAGCTCATCCGTGCAAAACCGGGCAATGCCGCTAGGAAAGCGACCATACTTTCTGCACTTTCCGAGAACGTCGCCTTCGCAGGCCGTAACGATATCTACGCCGTAATACTCACCCATCCATGCAACGTGGGCGTAGGTGATCGGGTGCTCGTACTGGGTGTCGCAGAACAGACCAAGTATTTCGTGCGGCTCGAAGTGCTCTCGAGCCATCTTCAGGCAGGCCTGGCTGTCTTTCCCGCCGCTGATTGGAACCACGCATCGCAGACTCACGACTGCACCTCCCCATCGCCGCCCTTGGCAGGCACAGCGGGAAGCGGCATCCAGTGGGTAACGATTCGGTCAGCACCCAGGTCATCGACAGGGAACTGCCACCCTGCAAAGTCGGTTCGAGCGCCGCTCCAGTAGCCAGCCCAAGCAACGCCAGGCTCTCCATCATCGAAAAGGACAGCAACAGTCCGTTGCTCGCGAGCAGGCAGCCGATCACTGCACTTGATCCACGGACTGGCAGGCTCTGCGCTGGACAGCGCGATCTCCTTTAGCAGTGCGTTTCGATACTGCCCCAGGCTCTGGAAGCTGGCGGCGTGGCCGTCGTTGGCGATCAGCGCGGCCAGGTGTTGCAGGTGTGGTGCGGACATAGGTTCACCTCGCCGCGAGAGCGGCCATGGTTGGTGTGGAATTCGGGAGGCTGCAGGCTGCGTCCAGGGGTGGCTTGTAGCAATTGGCTACTACTTCGGCGTTGCGCCAATGAGGAGGCTGGCTAGGATTGGTGCTGGTTCACCCCCACGAGAAGGAGCTCGCTATGCCGACCAGCGCATCTGCATTCGCCGTTATCGACGAACCCATCACCCCTGAGAAGATCGCCCGCGATACGGGCCTTGACCTGAGCCTGGTCAGGGACTGGGTGACGCATGCCAAATCCTACGAGGACGGCAGCGGCTACCTGGTGTTCTTCAGGCCGGACACCCCAGGCGAGGTACGGGAGATGGTTCCGCGGCTGACGCCGACCAACCTGCTGATCGTGCTGGCGGCCTGAAGGCGCCGGTTACAGCAGTTCGTCCAGCGGGCCGCGGGGGCAGAGGTTCCAGGGCACCTGGATCTTGTGTTCCGGCAGGCGGCAGTGCCAGGCCTGCTGATACATCTGGCCGTCTATGAACTCGACGCCTTCGATGGTGAAGGCGAGCACAGCGATGCCGTCGACGTGCGCTTCGTAGAGTTCTGGCAGTTCGGAGACGCCCGGCCCGGTGTAGGCGTGGGCGACTCTGGATTCCCGGCCCAGGGGCGTTTGCAGCGATTTGTTCATCTGCACGCAGGCGCTGATGCGCGGAGCGCTGCTGTACGCCTTCTTGGGCTTGCGCTTGCCGCGCTCGAAGAGGGGGAGCACTTCGTATTGCATGGCCGAACCGTAAATAACTGTATGGATGAACAGTATTCTAGGTTCAGCTTTGGCTGGTCGTCGAGCGCTGTTCGTCTGCCGCTCAGCGGGTGCCGGTCTTGAGGCCGTCGAGGTAGTCCGACTCTGCCTGACGCTGCTGGGGCTGCTCGCGGGCGGGCGTCTGCGCGGCGATCAGCTGGGCCTGCAGGGCGTCGAGCAGCAGCTTCTGGCGGGCCTGTCCCGCGAGGTGGGCCTCGATGGCGCGGATGATCTCGGTGTTCATGCTGCTGTGGTTGTCGCCGGCCAACTCTTCAACAGCCTTGCGCATGCCGTCGGGCAGGCGGACGACGAATTTGTCAGCCGAGCTGGAGGTGTATGCAGGATTTGCCATGATGCTCTCCTTGTTGTTGGTGGCATTCTGACACATTAAATAACAATCGTTCACTTCTACCGCTGACCGGTATCAACTTCTGCCCAGGTTATGCCGCTGCCTGCTGGCGCCAAGCGCCGACCGCCTGGTAGATGCGGTGGGCCTGCTCTTCGTCGAGCGACACGCTGTCGGGTATGGCTATCCAGGCGTGGCCGATGACGTGCTTGGGGTTACAGGAGGCGATCAGGTCGGCGATTGGCTGCTCGAACAGGTCGGGCAGCCGGGTTATGACGTGGATGCCTTCGAGCTCGTACTCGACCGACTTGGCCCACTGCCGTCCGCCGTCCTGGCAGATGGCGGACATGTACACCGTCCAGTGGTGGGCGATGTCGCAAAGGGCGTCTGCCACCGGCTTGCTGGTGATCTTGTGGCAGGTCTTGTAGTGCAGCATGACCTGCACCTCGGGCACGCTGGCGTCGACGATGCAGGCCCGGTGCACGCGCAGCAGGCCGCGCATGGCGCGCTCGACCCTGGCGCGTGGGTTGTTGGGTTTGCGTTTCATAGTGACTCCATTGGGCGACTACTCAACCCAGCAGTGGGGCCAGATGCCCAGGGCGTAGGCCAGCGCTTCGTCGTGGTCGCATTTGGACCCGACCATGGGGAAGCGCTTACCGCAGGGCAGGCAGACGTACCAGCAGGTTTTAACGGGTGCGTGCATGGCGTTCTCAGATAGCAAGTTCAGCCTGTCCGCTGCGCTGCCAGACGTGCGCTGAGTTGTGGGATTCGATTCGGTCGGCAATAACCGAAGCGCGCTGTCCGGCGGTGGGCGGCGTGTACATGCCAAAGCGGGAAATGCTTCCGCCATTCACCGAAGCGTTGGTGCTGTCCGCGCTAGCAAATGGAAGGCTGGTGAATATCGTCGGGTCCAGCATGCGCAGGCCGTGAAGCCGGCACATGGGCCGTCCGTGTTCGTCGCATATGGCATCCATTGCGGCGCCGATCCTTACCCACCATGACTTTGTGCCAGGCATGGCCCATTGCCCTGAGCTGCCGAAGGCAACCGTCTTCCAGTTGCTTGCCAGATGCTGCAGGCGCTCAAACGATTCATGCAGGTGCCAGACCGGAACGCCGGGCAGATGAGCTGGCCATTGTTCAAGCAATCGGTCGTTGGCATTTTCGTCGCCGTCGATCACATCCGGAATCAGAGCCCAGTCGAAGCCTGGATGCCGGTGCCAGTCATCAACCCATCGGGTATAGCCATCGACATCGAGCTGACCGCCTTTCTTCCAGACCGAAAAGGCGCCGTTATCGAACACAAAGGACTGACACACATCGGCAACGATTCCCATGTCGTCCTGGCGCGGAAATGGCACAAGTGCGTGCCGGCCAACGAGGAACTTGGCAGCGTCGAGCCGGCCGCCGCCTACTGGAGTTCCGTGGTAGTGGATCATCACGCTGAAACCCTCACAGTCTCGACCTCTACGCCTTGGTGCACCGCGACGATGTGCTGCCGACCACCGAAGCGATGATGCAGTTGATCGGCGATGTCTTCGTGGTAGCCGCGTTTGATCAAGGCGGTGGCGGTTCGTATGTGCTCAACGCGGATCATCACCTCGGACTGGATCTCCAGCCTATAAACGATCTGGTCGCCATCTGCGGGGCATTCTGAAACGAAGGTGTGTCGGTAGATGTTCATGGCGACTTCCGAGCAGGCGCCGGCCTCCATGGCTGGATGCGGCGTAGTGGCGAATTGGTGATGGGTGGGCTATTACTGGTGACCGGCATCGAGCCGGCTCAAGGAGAAAGACATGGTGATGCGGGAAGAGAAGAGCGACGGCGAGTCGCAAGTTGCGGTTTCAAATTTCGGTTTGAAAAGCGGTTGGGATATTGTCAGCGTCTCGCACAAGGGCCGCGACATTGCTTGGCGCGATGGTCAGTTCGCATCACGAGAAGAGGCCTTAGCCGCTGCCTTCAAGATCGCCAAGGATAGCGAGAAGTCCTAACCCCCCGGATCCCGCCGCAGCTCCCGCTCGCTCTCTTCGATAAATCTACGCGCCACGTTTTCCGATAGCTGGATTTCGTGGCGCGGTAGGGCGAGGGCGGTGGCCGATGCTTCCGGGCCCAGGGCGTGGGCGTTGAGGATGAGCAGTTGCACGGCTTCAGCCTGTTCGGTGATGCCGTGCCAGGCCATGAGCTCGGCGAGCTTGGCCTTTGTGCCGGGCCGCACGCGGTGGCGCAGCTCTTCCTCGCCCAGGGCCTTGCGCTTGGCTTCGGCCTTGGCGTCTCGTTCCTGTTGGGATTGGGGCATTAGGCCTCCTTGGCGAACATGTCGCCCTGCACGTGGGCCTGTTCGATTCGCTGTCGAGCGGTACCGAAATGGACGGGGTCTTTCTCAATTCCGATGAAGTTCAACCCCAGCGGCGCGCAAGCGACCCCCGTTGTACCGCTGCCCATGCTGTTATCCAGCACCACTGCACCGGTGTTGGTGTAGGTGCGCAGCAGAAAGGACATCCAGGCCACAGGCTTTTGCGTCGGGTGAAAGTTGTCGCGCTGCTTGTCGCTGCTGAAGTACTGCACCGAGCGCGGGTGTCTGTCGGTGGAGTCGTACTCAGTCAGGCTCAGGGCTTTTCCGTAGCACTCCGAGTTCACCTGTTTGCGCTTGGCGGTGCGCCGCTGGTGGCCCGATGTCATCTGCGGGTTGTAGGCAGGCTGCTGTCGGTAGAAAACCTGGGCGCTTTCGTGCGCCCGCAGTGGTTGCCGGTTGGCGTTCAGAAACCCCGTGGCGTTGCCTTTCTCCCAGATCCACTCGTAGCGATATAGATCCAGCCGGCTGGCGATCAGTAGAGACGTGAAAGGCTGGGCGGCGCATAGCACGATCGCGGCGTTCGGCTTGGCGATGCGCAAGTACTGCTCCCACATCGGTTCGAAGGGGATAACCACATCCCAGGCGCATTGGGTGGTGCCATAAGGCAGGTCGGCCAGGATCATGTCCACGCTGCTATCGGGCAGGCGGCTCATTACGTCCAGGCAGTCGCCATGATAGAGCTGGTACCGATCCGGCATGTCATGCCTCCAAGTTCATCTTCGGCCCGCGCTTGATGCGGTGGTCGCGCAGGCGGTCCATCACGGTCTTGGGGCTCAGGCCGGTGGCGTCGCACATTTCGTTGATGCTGGCGCCGGCGGGTGCCATGCGCTGCAGGATGGCCAGGCGCTCGGCGGCTTTGCGCTTCTTGGCGGTGTCGGCCGTGTGGCGCTTGTGATCCTGCTGGCGCAGGGCGCGGCTGGGTTTGGCCTTGGGCTTGCCGGGGCTGGTGATGACGAAGGGCAGCTGCTTGTTGCCGGCGGTGACGATGGGCAGCGTTTGCACGGGGCCGTGCTGGCGCTCGTAAGTGGCCATGAGGGCGGCCAGCTCGGCGCTTTGTTCGGCGCGGGGCTGCAGGGTGGGTGCGTCGAGCATGGTCAGGCCTCCAGGGGCTGGGCGCCTTCGAGCTGCTGCTGCAGCCAGCGGGCTTCCCTTATGGTTTCGCGGAAGCCGAGCACGCGGCCGGTGTCGGCGTCGACGACGCGCACCATGCCACTGCCGGTGGCGATCAGCTGGGTGGCGCGGGGCTTGATGGCGATGCGCTGCTGGGTCTGCTTGCGGGCCTCGGCGCTGCGGCGCAGGAGTGCAGGGATGGCGTCGAGGGTGGCGCGGGCGCGTTGGAATGCGTTCATGCTGGGCTCCTGGCGATGTGCAGCTTGAGGGCGGCGACGAGGATGCGGGCTTCATGCATGGCGTCGTCGAGGGCGTGGTGCTTGAGGCCCACGAACGGCACGCTTTTCTTGGCCTCTGGGTAGAGCTGGACGATGGTGCGCAGGTCGCGGTCGTTCCAGTACGGCCAGGGGCGCGGCACGTGGGCGCGCTGGAAGGCGGTGCTGATGATGACGTTGTCGAAGGTGGCGCCGTTGCCCCACACGTATGTTTCGCCGTAGATGGCGGCGGGCCTGTCGATGAAGTCGGCCAGCTGGATGAGGGCGTTGTTGATCTTGACGCGGTTGAAGCCGTGGTGGATCTCGCGCTGCGCTTCTTCGCTCTGCCTGAGCCAGAAGTCGATGGTGCTGGCGTCGGTTTCGCCGCCGAAGCCAATGGCGCTGTCTACGTCAACGCGGATGTAGAGGCCGTCGCCGATCACGCCGTTCTCGATACGCACGCAACCGATGGTGGCAATGGCGGCGTTGGGGCCTTTGCCGAGGGTTTCGAGGTCGAGGACGTAGTGGGTGGCGCGTAGGAGGGGGTGGATGGATTCGAGGGCTTGGGCGATGGGCTGCAGAGTCGGGGTCATGATTGCTCTCCCTGCTTGGCGCGGTGCGCGGCAATGACCGCATGCACGGCGGCCTCCGGCGTAGCAGCTTCGGCGCGAGCCAGGGGCTCCGACTCCTCGCCGTACAGATCGGCGTGCCACTGGCCCTCGTGCTCGGGCGTCACCGCAATGCGGTGCTGGCGCATGAGTTCGCTCACGTCCTGCGCTGCTGGCGATTCGGATAGAGTCGGTGCTTCCAGACTGTGAAACTTGGCCACGCGGTACGCCAGTCTTGCGAGCGCTTCTGCCAAGTTTGGCCCATGGTCATGGTGAATTATCCCAGTCACTACGATCTCAACGTCGCTATGACCTGCAACTGCATCCCGCTCGTAGCGCTTAACTGCCAACCGCTCACCGCTTGCAGGGTGCGGGGCGGCGCCGAGCATTCCGGCCCAGGTCTTGGTGATGTAGTTATCGTGACCTGCCTCTGGCTCGTTCCAGGCGCCGCTTATCATCGCATCGGTCGGCACGACCGGTACCAGCTTCCAGCTCTCCGGCACCGCCCCGCCAGCGCTCGGCAACTGGGCGCGGGCATTCCACTCACGAACCGCAGCCGCATAGCCGGGTTGTTCTTCGCCGTCATCGTCTTGGATGCCAACCGGGCCGCGGGCCATACATGCTGAATGCTCATCCAGCATGGCCTGGCAAATGACCATCGAAGAACTGTTATCGAGGCGCTCGACGAGAGCATCGTTTTTTCCGCAGAAGGGGCACGGCAGCAACTGTTGATCACTCATGACGATCTCCTTGCCTCAGGCAACGAACGCCAGCTCGTCCACTTTGCGGGCCACGCGCACCTGGTAGGTGGTGCGCGGCCCGGTGGGGCGGCGGATGGGGTTGGTGGGTTGGTTGTGGCCGCTGCCCAGCAGCAGGGCGATGGCGAGCGGGGCGATGATTCCGCGCTTCCAGGCTTCGAGCACGGTGCCGCGGGTGGTCCGCTGCATGCCGAGCTTGAATCGGGCGGCGTCGAGCAGCTGGCGCGCGCCGTCGGGGCTGATGGTCATGGCGCGGGCGATTTCCTTGGCTGTTTTGTCCGTGGCGGCCAGCAGCACGGCTTCGAGCTGCCGGCGCGGCAGGCCTGCATCAAGCCGGCCCTTCCAGCCGGCGACGGTGATGGTGTTGGGCATGGTGCTTCCTTGTCGTGGGTAACCGCATTGGCCCAGCCGCCAAGCGCGGGTGACCAAACCCTGCGTGAATAGCGCAGGCTTGGCGGCTGGCCGATGCGGTTTCGGAGTGGATGGCGCGGCCATTTGGGCCGCGCACGTTGCGTTTAGATCAGTCGTAGATGCCGTAGCTGAAATCGTCATGGTCGCAATCGACGACAACCTTGCTGGCCCCGTAGTAGAGGGCAGCGACGAGCTTGTCGAACTTCGAACGGAACTTGATGACCTGGCCGATCTTGTCGCCATCGAGCCGCGCGGCATAAACAGAACCGATCTTGTTGCCGCGCTCGTCGCGCTCGGGCGTACGGAGGTCGAAGGAGATGTGAATGGCGTTATCCAGGCTGTACTCGCTACGGCCACGGGAGATGCCTTCATCTGGCTGCTTGTCGAAGTAGATGTGCAGCCCACCGTATTCGGACTCTTGGAAGCGGATATCCGGCGCTTCCCAGTGATTTTCAGCGGCGCTCTCTTTGTGCTCTTCGACAAACGCTTCCATCAGATCGTGGAGGCTGATGAATTCCGGCATCTGATCCTTCTTCAGTACCTCGTCGATCGATTCTTGAGCGCGGCGCACCATGTCCGCCTCGACCCCGCTATTTTCCCAGCGCTCCTGCAGCGCCTTGGCGACCATGGCGTTGTATCGGGTCAGCTCGAATACCGAACCGAGGTTGGCCGGCAGCGCGGCCTTGATTGCCTCTTCGACCTGCTTGCCCATGTCGCCGTAACGGCCAAAGCAGTTATCGATGACCTTGGTGAACATCACTTGCACGTGCTCATCGATGATCTCTGCCGGTTTGCCGCTTTCTGCGAATGCCGTTACGCGCTCGACCAGTAGCTGCTCCAGTGTCTGCTTGCTCATGTCCCGCTCCTTGCTGTTCGGTTGATTTCCCGTCTGGCCCTCGGTGGAAGGCCAGCCAGTGAAATCGGGTGTTGCTGCGCAGCGCTGCCAGGTCATTCGCGCGGTTCGGTCTGCACCTCGTTTGCGGCTCGGCCCCTCTGTTGGCTCTGCTGCAATACGCCGGTCGCTGGCGCGCGCTGCGGTGTGTTACTCACCTGACTTTCTGTCGCCCCACAGGTGATGGCCGGGGCTGCCTCGCCGGTTGCCCGGCTAGCTGTTCATGGCGCTGGTTGTTAAAGAGCGGTGCCTTGCGGCGTGCCCGGCAATACAAGCGGGCTTGCAAATATAAAAGCATGCTTGTGCATTGAATGCAAGCAAGCTTGTTTTAAATGTTAGTACTGTATGTTCATACAGTACACCGGGGAGGTGTTTATGGCAGCGCAAAACGTGATGTTGAGAACCGAACAGGAGCCGCTGACGGGCTCGGAAATACTGGGGTTGCGGGTGTCGGCGATGATCAATTCGCCTATTGCGCAACTGGGCAGGCGAGTGCGCATTCACCGGCTGGACACGGACAACGACGAGGCCTGGGGCACGATCATGGATCTGCTGGCCGAGACGGACGGGCTGCAGATGGATTTCGACGACGAGGGGTCGGTGATCCTGCAGTGGGAGAAGCCAGGCGATATGGACGCGGTGTTCGACAGGGAAGAGGGCGGTGCAGCTGAGGCTGAGGAGGAGGCGGCACCGTTCTAACGGCGCCTGCTTCGAGGTTCGATTGAAATGGCAATTATCGATGGCGTGAAAGTGGTTGGTGGGGCGTTCGCCCCGGGCGCCAAGCTGCCGCTGTATTCGTTCAAGGTGCCGGCTGGCTTCCCCAGCCCGGCACAGGATCACCTGGAGCAGGAGATCTCACTCGACGAGCTGTTCCAGCTTCGCGCGCCGCACACCTACCTGGTGCGCGTGTGCGGGGAGAGCTTGAAGGGCGCCGGCATCTTCGACGGTGACCTGCTGGTGGTGGATCGCTCGGCCGAAGCCAAGCACAGGCAGATCGTGGTCGCCGCCCTCAACGGGGAGCCGATCGCTAAACGCTTCTGCCGGGAGAGCGACCAGATCGTGCTGCGCTCGGAGAATCCGGAATACGCGCCGCGCTACGTTCTGGACGGCGATGAACTGGCGATCTGGGGTGTGGTGCGCTTCAGCGTGAGGTGCCACGACGATGACTGAACGGGTATTCGCGCTGGTCGACTGCAATTCGTTTTACGCAAGCTGCGAGCGGGTGTTCCGGCCCGACCTGCAGCGCACGCCCATCGTGGTGCTGAGCAATAACGACGGCTGCATCATCGCGCGTAGCGCGGACGCAAAGCCGTTCGTGAAGATGGGGGAGCCCTACCACCTGGTTGAGGACTTTCTTCGCGAGAAGGGGGTGCTGGCGTTCAGCTCGAACTATGCGTTGTACGGTGACATGAGCCAGCGCGTGATGACTGTGATCGAGGGCCTGGTGCCGGCGCTCGAGGTGTACAGCATCGACGAGGCGTTCGCCGAGCTGACCGGCATACCGCCCGGGCAGTTAGAAGCGCTGGGGCGAACGCTGCGCGCCCAGGTGCTGAAGCTGACGGGCATCCCGACCGGTGTCGGCATCGCCGGAACCAAGACGCTGGCCAAGCTGGCGAACCACGCGGCCAAGCGCTGGCAGCGGCAGACGGGCGGAGTGGTGGACATTCTCGACCCGGAGCGGCGCGACAAGCTGCTGCGCGCGGTGGAGGTGAGCGAGGTGTGGGGCATTGGCCGGCGCATGACCGAGCACCTGCACGCCATGAAAATCAAAACGGCATGGGACCTGGCCCAGGCGGACGCCTGGACGCTGCGCTCGAAGTTCAGCGTGGTGGTGGAGAAAACGGCACGGGAGCTGCGCGGCACCTCATGCCTGGAGCTGGAAGACGCGGCGCCGCCGAAGCAAGAGATCTGCTGCAGCCGTATGTTCGGCATTCGGCTGAAAGAGCTGGCGCCGATCCGTGAGGCGGTCGCCACCTATGCTGCGCGGGCCTGCGAGAAGCTGCGTGCCCAGGGTTCTACCTGCAAGCGCGTTCGGGTGAGCATTCGCACCGGCATGTTCAACCCGAAAGAGCCGAAGTTCGCCCGCGGCCAGGTGATGGAGCTGCCTTACCCAACCGATGACACGCGCATCATCACGAAGGCAGCGGTGGATGGGCTGGAAGCGCTTTACCAGCATGGCTTCGCGTTCAGTAAGGCGGAGATCCTGCTGCTGGATTTGCGGCAGCGAGGAGAGTACACCGACGACCTGTTCGCCCCGGTGCAGCCGGCGGCAACGCAGAAGGTGATGGGCGTGCTGGACAGCATCAACGCGCGCTGGGGTCGCGGCACGCTGCGGCCCGGATGCGTGCCAGCCTCGCCGGTATGGGCTATGAAGCAGGAGATGCTGAGCCAGAGCTACACAACGCGGCTCGACCAGCTGATGCGCGTGCAGTCATAGCAGCGGGTTGTCGATCCGCTCGATCAGGTGCGGGCCTTTATTGCGCACATTGCCGACGTCCCGGCTGACCGGGTACCACTCGAAGGCCTCGGCGGGCAGCTCCTGGTGCTCGGCGATGTGCAGGGCATCGTCCGCGGAGGTCTCGCCGGACAGCCAGCTCAGGGCGAAGTCCGGCGATAGCACGAGCGGCTTGCGGTCGTGCACGTCGACCAGGCCGGCATCGGCGGCCCCGGTGAGGATCACGAAGCCGTCGCTGGCGCCTGGCTCGTCATCGCCGCGAGGCAGCTCGCCGATGCAGGCGAACAGCAGCGGCTCGCCGGACTTGAGGCGGATGAAGTAGGGCTGCTTGCGCTTCTTGTCGTCCGGGTCCGTCTTCCATTCGTACCAGCCGTCAGCACCGACTATGCAGCGGCCGCTCTTCCAGATCGGCCGGAAGAAGGGCTTGGTGGCGACCGTTTCCAGCCGGGCGTTGATGGGGCCAGGTCGCCCGCCAGTTGCCCAGTGCGGCTTCCAGCCCCAAGGCACCACCGAATCACGGTAGCGATCACCCACCTGATGGATGACGTGCACGCCGGTGGTGGGCGCCACGTTGTAGCGGCCAATGGGCGCGCTATCGAACAGGTCGAGGTTCAGGCTCTGGGCGTATTCGGCAGGGGATAGCGATTGGACAAAGCGGCCGCACATGATCAGCTCCTGGGGTGAGGTGATCGGTAGACCGGCGGCATGGAGGGGAAGTGCAGGGGGAATGAAAAAGCCCGGCTGGTGGCCGGGCTTTTTCAAGAGTTATCTGAGCTTCTGTAGCGTCTTGCAAGCTCGACTAAATTAAGTTCAGAGTACCTCTCGCTCGATGTTATTGGATATGTAGAGTACACATAGTCAATAAAGTCATTGAAGTATAATGTTTTTGTTTTTTTGATAACAAAATCCATTATTTCAGAGTCTCTGTGAGTTACGCTTATATCCCAAGGCGATCCGATGTACTTAATCAGCTGCTTGCTTGCTCCATAATCATTGACACTGTTTTCAACTCTGAACAAAGGTGAGGATCTTGTAGAGGAAATAATGTCTTCGACATATGGCCCGTAATGATTAAAAATCCACCGTATATCTGTAAGCTGTTGGTTGTCAGATAGTGCTGATATCCAGTCAGCTAGATAAACTAGCTTAGTTAGTCTGGCTTTCGATAGCTCGCCAGGGTATGGATAATTATTACAAAGGTAGGCTACTATGTTTTGTAATCTATCCATTTGTTAAACCCTTTTTAAGCTCATCCTCGATAGATGGCCCATGCATTCTTTCTCTTGCCATGAGCTCGCGATTCAGACTTTGGCTTTCCTGTATGTAAGCGGCATACATACCCTGATATTCATAGAAATATTTACTTATGTCAGCCTTAAGATCTACTCTCTTCTGGAAGAAGCCAGGATCAATGCTTTCGAATACTATAACACCTTTATGAGAACCTGCCGACATTACCGCGAATGCCATGTATCGGCAGCTCTTCATTCTTAATCTATTAACATCTGATTCATGCATGTGATATTTTTCGCAAATATATGCGCAGTATTTTTGATCATCATCCAGGCCGTCAGGGCAGTGTTGTTCCTCAAAACTATTATGCCTCCAAGCGATTCCAATTATTCCCTGGTTAACAGAGAATTTTTTCCGGGCTACTTTGTTGTAAATAGGGTTTTGTGAGTAGCGGCCAATCACGTGAAGCTCTTCTTGATACTCATTGAAAAGAGTTATTCTTTCAAATGTGCCGAATGATAGGTGTATTGACGCATGTTTAAGTGAGTTCTGAATTAGCTCTTTGTGAAGCTCGAGTAGCCGGGACTTAACTCTCTCAAGTTCATGAAGTGAAGTGTCAAGATCAGCCCGGAGCTGAGTCCCGCGATTCTGCTCAACTTCGATTTTTGCTGAAAGTTCTATGATTGAGTTGGTATGATCCAGCTCCAACTTGTGTTGGTCGGCTACTTGACTTTCTAGCCTGCTTTGTAGCCGGTTTTGGTCCTTGTATATCCCATATCCGCCAGCAAGAGCTAGAAGTATTCCAAATATAATTGCCAAATACGGGTTGGTAAGAAGAAATCCAATTACAGCTGACGCACCATCGGCGGCTCGCCAGCTTTCTTGCATATTATAATTTCCAGCAAATGCTCCGCCCAGGGCGAATAAAGCAGTCCCAGTTACGTTGAATAATATGAATAAGGATTTGTCCAGAGATCTGGATATCCAGGTAAACAATCCTTCCCGCCCACTAAATCCGCTCGCTCGGATTTTTTCAAGAACAGTGGTAAACATCCATGTGGCCTATTGATTAAATTATTGGGACTGGGTATTTAGCAAGGATTAGAGTCGATTGGCATTCCACACGAGCAAAATCCTTCCTTGTATGAATGCCTCTTCTGCTTTAATCACCCGATCCTTATGCTGCGGGTTGTCGGAGATCATCTCGAAATGCTCGGCATCGGCGACCTGCAGGCGCTTGATGTAGAAGTGGCCCTGCCAGGCGAAGGCGTAGATGCCGTCTCCGGTGAACTCGCGCACGCTGGCGTCGATAATCATCGGGTCTTTGTCCTGGATGGTCGGCGCCATCGACTGGCCCGCACCGGTTATCAGCTTCAGGTGGGCCGGGTCCTTGTAGGTGACGCCGAGCTCGCGCAGGTGCTGCTGGCTGACCGTCACGTCGCGGAACATCTCGGGGAAATCGTGCACCACCTTGCCGCCACCCATGGCGCCCTGGACGTCGTAGTGGGCGATGCGGATCTCGTCGCCGAAGGTTGGCCGGCGGTGGAAGTCGGCCACGATGACGTTATCGGCTGGCGCCGAGGTCGGGTAGGTGTCGTTCAGGGTATCGGTGACTGATTTCTCCAAGCGTTCGAGCTGATCCGGCCGCAGGTTCTTGCCCTGCAGCATCTGCAGCACCTTCTCCGCAGCCCCGGACGCCTGCTTACGGCGTGGCGGCTCACCCTTTCCCGATAGCAGCCAGTCGACGGTCGTGTCGTATCCCTCGGCCAGCGCTGCCAGGTTCTCGTTCTTGATGTTGCCTGTGTCACCGGCGAACCACTGCCGCACGGCTTCGTAGCTAACGCCGCAGGTGTTGGCGATATCGCGCTTAACGCCACGGGCGCCGATGGAGGGCCGCCTGGCGAGAACGAGTTGAGTGATGCGGTCGGTAATTTTCATTGGCGGAATTTACAAGGTTGCTTCCCAAGCATGCTTGTTTAATAAATACAAGCATGCTTGAATTGCGACAGGGCAATGGGAGGTCGCCATGACCAAAGCACAAGCAATCGAGCATTACGGTTCGATGAAGTCTCTCGCCAAGGCATTGGGCGTTTCTTACGAAGCGGTCCGGCAGTGGGTGAGCGTTCCGCCTCTTCGCCAATACGAGCTTGAGCGGATCACTGATGGAGCGCTGAAGGTCGACGACAGCGAGAAGGCCGTCGCCTGACCACGATTCGCATCCTACCGAGCCAATGCCCAAGGCGGCAGACGGATGGAAGGGATGGGGATTTATACAGTGCCCGAATCGCGGGCAATAAAAAGCCCGGTGGCTAGACCGGGCTCCATGTAACGCAACATCACGAGGCCTGATTATGGGCATTTCTCTTTTCCCCCGCAACACAGGATGTGGCGCGCCACGTTTTGGCGTTGCGTATTTCGTGGCGCGTGGTGATAGCCATGGCCGGTGACTGGATCAAATTCGAGCTGGCCACTCTCGACAAGCCGGAGGTTTGCCAGATCGCTGACCTGGCAAACATCGACCTGGATGCGGTGGTGGGCAAGCTGCTGCGCGTCTGGGGCTGGTTCGACCAACAGACCGAGCAAGGTAACGCTCCGAGCGTTACTAAAAAGTTACTGGATCGTTTGGTTGGCGTTATCGGTTTCTGCGATCACATGGTTTCGGTCGGTTGGCTGATCGAGGCGGATGGGGTGATCAGCATCCCGAATTTCGACCGGCACAACGGCAAGACCGCCAAGAATCGCTCTCTCACGGCCCTGCGCGTGGCCAGCCACAAGAAAACTAACGGCAAAGGTAACGCTGCGAACGTTACCCCGCCGTTAGCAGATGCGTTACCTAAAGAAGAGAAGAGAAGAGATAAAGAACAACAACAACAGGCGCCGGCCCCGATAGCGGGAATCGAGGCCAGACAGCGGTTCGAGATGTTCGAGGGCTGGGCGCCCGACGAGGTGAGCATTGCACCGCACCTGAAGCTGATCGGCGTGACTGCTGACCAGGTGACCAAGCAGGCCATCGCGGAGTTCGTGTCGTACTGGATGACCCGCGACGCGTCGCACAACCAAGGCAGCTGGTGCCGCGAGCTGGTGGCGTCGATCCACCGCAATGCCGTGCGCACCGCTGCCACGTCGGGCGCTCGCCCTGGCCGCACTAGCCAGCACACCGGGCTGGCGAACCAAGACCCACATGCCGGCCTGGAGGCCAATGCCGATGGAACGTTCCAGCTCTAACCCGTTGGGCGCAAGCCTGGCGCGCCTGCAGCAGTCCGCCGGGATATCCGGTACCCAGCCGGCCAAGTGCCCGGACCATGGCGATTACATCGCGACGGTGCTGCGCGAGGGCCAGCTATCCGGCTGCCCGGAGTGTTCGCGTCAAGCCCAGGCCGTTGCCGAGGCGATGGAGCGCGACGAACAGCAGCGCCAGGCCGTGTCGGCTCGCCTCGAGCGGCAGTTGGGCCAGGCGCTGATTCCGCTGCGCTTCAAGACCAAGACCTTCGAGAACTATCGGGCCGCGACTGATGGCCAGCGCGTGGCGCTGGCTGCCGCACGTCGTTACGCCGCTGACTTCCCGGCCAATGCAGCGGCGGCGCGCTGCCTGATGCTGCTGGGCCACGTGGGCAACGGCAAGACGCACCTGGCGGCGGCGATTGCGAATGTGGTGATGGTCGAGCACCGCCGCAACGTGCTGTACACGACCGTTTCGCGGGTGTGCCAGCAGGTGAAGGCGAGTTACGGCAAGGAGGCGCAGCAGAGTGAGCGGGAGGCGATCGAGGTGTTCCGCACGCCGGATCTGCTGATTCTCGACGAGGTGGGCGCGAGCTACGGCACGGACTTCGAGCGGATGGTGATGTTCGAGGTGATCAACGCCCGTTACGAGGAGATGAAGCCGACGCTGGTGATCTCGAACCTGTTCGCCGAGGCCCTGGCCGGCGCCCTGGGCGACCGCACGGTCGACCGGCTGCGCGAGGGCGGCGGGGTGGTGGTGGTGTTCGACTGGCAGAGCGCGCGGCGAGGTGTGGCATGACCGGTGCGCAGGCCCAGGCCCTGCAGCAGCTGCTGCTGGTGGGCTTCCGGGTGGAGCAGATGGGTAAGCGGGTGATCAAGGTGCAGCGCGGTAACGATTACCGCTTGGTGCTGCAGGACGGTGGGTTGAAACGGGCGATGGGGGCGAGGCGATGAGAGAAGTTGATCGACAGGAGCTGCGGCGTTTGGCGCAACAAGCTACCCAGGGCGCGTGGTTGGCGGACGGTGACGAAACGAACCAGCACGGCAATGTGGTGGGGCACTTCGTCGCTCACGAGAATGGCGGCCGCATTGGCCAGGCCTTTTCGAACTGCCTTGTTTCGGATGATACATGCCGTGCAAATGCGAGATTCATGGCTGCCGCCAACCCCACCTCGGTGCTGGAGCTGCTGGATTATGCGGAATCTCTCGAAGGCCTGTACCGCATGCATCAGCAGACCGAGACGCGTGCAATGCGCGACTTGAAGACGGAGCGCGACAAGCTGCTAGCTGATGTCAATCTGCTGCGGGCTGATGCCCGCGTTGGCGCTGACGCCTATTCCTCGTTGCTGAACTCCGTACGCCGAGCTGTAGGAGAGGATCGATTCGGGCCTTCACGCTTGCAGAGAATGTTTCTGATCAATTTCAACCGCGCCTGCCGGTTGATTGATGAGATGACAGCCCGCGGCGATGTTGAAGCCGATGGTGAGGGTTACGGTCGCAGGTTCGTCTCCAAGGATGGCACCGCCAATGGCTGACCTCCTGCGCATCCGCATCGTCCCGCGCCGCCAGCACTGCTACCGCACGCCCGATGGCTACGTGCTTTTCAGCTGCCGCTACCAGCATGCCCGGGTGGCGGTGATTCGCCCGGGCGAGAGCGTGCCTTTCGTGTACTGCCTGACCGCCTTCGGCGCAACCGATTCAATCGAGGCGGATCGTGCTGCCAGGAGAGCTCGCTGATGGCCAGCCCAACAATCGAGGATCTGCTGGCGCTGGCGAAGGCTGCTCCGCGCAAGGAGGACCCGGACTTTCCGGGGGGCCGCATCTGGACTGACGCGGCCAGTCGTTACGTCGATCTCGAGATTTATATGTTCGGCGATCCTATCGAGATGGCGAAGGCGCTGATCGGGCAGATTCACGCCCTGCAGGATCAGATCCGGACGATGCGCGCCGAGCAGGAGAACCGTTGATGGCTAAGAAACCAGGCTTCCGCACCCTTGGCGATGTGGTCGAGTGGTGGCTGTCGCGTATCGAGGGTGACCGCACGCGTAGCGAGAAGTACCGGGCGAGCATGGCCTGCCTGATGCGCAAGCACGTGCTGCCGCGCGTGGGCAAGGTGGCGCTGCGCAAGGTCGACCGCGTGACGCTGGACGACCAGTTGGTGTTCCCGATGCACCAGGAGCTGGCGCCTCGCACGGTGCAGAAGGCGTTGCAGGGCCTGCGCCAGGCGTTCGCAATGGCCGAGACGCAAAAGCGCATGGACAGCAACCCGCTGGCCGGCACGACCTTCCGGGATTTCTACAAGGGCAAGCTGCGGCCGAAGCCGGCAGCACTGTCGCGGGTTGACCTGGCCGAGCTGGTGCAGCACCTGGTGAGCGTGTTCAACGCGGAGCCGGCTAAGGGGATGCTGCCGCTGATGATGCTGGCCCACGGCACGCGCATCGCCGAGACGCTGGGGGCGCGCTGGGGCCATGTGTCGCTGGATGAGCGGGTGTGGGTAATCCCCGAGGCGAACACGAAGAGCCGCCGCGAGCATGTCCTGCCGCTGACCACCCAGGTGCTGGGTCTGTTGCGCCGGTACCGCGCCGCGCTGCCGGATGCTCGCTTGAAGACTGCATGGCTGTTCCCGGTGCGCGGTGGTGCCGGCATGGCGCTGACCAGCGGCCACGCCCTGATGCGCGAGGTGAGCGGCCGGCAGTGGACGAGCCACGACCTGCGCAAGCTGATGCGCTCCAGCCTGGCGGACATCGGCGTCGATCACATGGTGGGCGAGCTGTTGATCAACCATGCCCTGGGCGTGACCACCGAGACCTACCTGACCCGCGACGCAATGGACCGTCGCCGCGAGGCACTGGAGCGATGGCATGCACGCCTCGACGAGTGCGGCTTTGCTGATGCACACGGCCAAAAAGTGGCCGTTCCTGCACTTCTTAAAAATGACTGCAAGCCAGAAGCAGCGGGCGATAGCGCCGTTTCCGGTATTTCTACGTGGGGAGGGTGAAAAATGGCCTGTGACCGGTGTTTCGTTACCCAGGGCCGCGAAGGCGAGAAGGGCTCGTGGTGCACCACCTGCGGCGAGAAGCGCTTCGATGTCGATGATCGCGTGTGTGGTGATTGTGCCCACTACGTATCTCGTGGCCTTGGCGGGGTATGCCGGAAGCATCTGATGGGCGTAAGTCCAGGCATGCACGTCACGTTCAAGGTTGAGGAGGGTTCATGCTGGACTGCGATAGGGGTGAGCCCATGCGCGTGAACGCCGAGCAGCACCAGCGCTGCGAGATCTGCCAGGGTTCCGGCGAGTACCGGGGCATCTACCACCGGAACGGCTGCGTGGCCTGCAACGGCGCCGGTGTGGTGCTGGCCGGCGGCGAGGCGATGAGCCCAGAGCAGGCGATCGCCTACCTGCGCCAGGAGCTGACCGCCGCCGAGCGCCGTGCGCCGCGCCCAACCCGCCAGGCCATTGCCGGCGATGCCGAGCGCTACCAGCAAGCCAACACACGCGGCCCTGGCGGCACGCACTACTCGGGGGATTGACCGTGGCTCAACCGATCAAGAAGTGGCAACTGGCGAAACCGAGCACGCGGCGCCCGGCAGTCGACTACGAGGGCATGGAGCAGGCCGCGCTGTTCCGCTGGCTGCAGGTTCGCCACCCGGTGGCCGCCGGCCTGGCGTATCACGTGCCCAACGGTGGGCACCGTGTGAAGGCTGTGGCCGCCAAGCTGAAGGTGCAGGGCGTGAAGGCAGGGGTGAGCGACATCGTGCTGCCGATGGCCCGCGGCGGGTTCTTCGGCCTGTACATCGAGTTCAAGGCCGCGGCGCCGCACAGCGCCGCGCTGAGCGAAACGCAGCGGGCATTCCTGCACGACGTCCAGCAGCAGGGCTACAAGGGCGTGGTGTGCCGGGGGATGGACGAGGCAATGAAGGTGATCGAGGCGTATCTGGCGAGCGCGCCGACAGTGGCGATGGTTGAGGGGGGAGGGCGATGATCTATCCAAGCGTACAAAGCGCGGTGGTGTCGGCGTTGGCGGCCGAATGCATCGACAACACGAGTAAGCAGGCCTGGCAGAAGCTGATCGACCTGGACACGGTACGGGTTGGTTCGGGCGTGTCGGCCTCGGATCGCATGCAGGCCGACTGCTGGGTGTTCGCCCGGCTGCACAGCCAGCTGATCCCGCGCCACTGGAACGCCCTGGTGGCGAAATACAGCACGCACAAAGGGCGGAAGGTGCAGGCGATCAGTGCGTTGGTACCGGTGGTGGCTTCCCATGCGCCGCGTTTGTTCATTGGTAACGCTGTCACCGCTTGGGCCATTCCGCCAATGAAGGGGGCAGCCGGTAAGCGCTCCGTCGACATGATCGTGCTTCCCGAGCAGTTCTACGACCTGAACCGCTGGGACCCGGAGGCGCGGCCGGAGCGGACACGGAGGCGTTGGCGGCAGGGCATCAATGAGGTGCTGGAGAGTCTCGTGACTGAGGCGATGGTGGCGGCTGAGAACATTCTTGATCGGGAGGGTGTGCTGTCCGGAAATTGCGCTTGACACTCGATGGCCGCGTGGCCGAATATTTACCCATCCTGCCGATCTTGCGTGTGTAGGATGATCAATCGAAAGCCCAGCCCCAGCGCTGGGCTTTGTCGTTCCTGGCCGCCTGATTTCTGTGGCCAAAAAAAAAGCCCCGACATGATCGGGGCTTTTTCATTTGTACGGTAAAGAGAGGGCTACCCAGGCCGGTGCGCTAACACCGGCAAGGGCAGCCAACCAGCAGCGTGCACTGCAAGCCAGCCAAGGCCCCCTCACTCTCGCGAGAGCGGGGCGAGCCTAGCAGAAACTAAAAGGCTATGCAGATGTTGAATGAATGCCGTTGCGGCAATTGCAAACGACTACTCGCCCGAGTGGGCGCGTTTACTGAGCTCCAGATCAAATGTTCCCGGTGCGGGACGTTGAATCATGTGAAGGCCTCGAGCCTCGAGCATTCGCCTCTGAGCGACATGACGCGGGTGACCCCGCATCAATCCAATCTCTGAGGTGACATGCATGAAAATCCAAAAGAAAAATCTGATCCTGGGTGCTCTGGCTCTGGCTGCTGCCCTGGGTTCTGTGGCGTCGCAAGCGGCGACCATCACGCAATGCGCTAACCTGGCTCGCCCGGCGGGATACCTGACGGTGCAGACGGGTATTCCGAGCAGCTGCTCGACTACCCGAATGTCGACGAAGTACGAAACGCCGCGTGACGGGCTGCGAATCAAGAGCTGGAGTGAGCTTCAGACCCTTCCCGAACCGTGGGGCGTGACTACCATCGAAGGGGTCAACCCTAATTACTACTACACGATCAAGGCTGCCCGCGAGGGGATGCAGGTATGTGCTCTCTTCCCGCCGCCCTATAACTGGGTGTCGAAGAAAGCGGGAATTACCGGCAGCTGCGGCCAAGTCAGCAACTTCAGTGATTCGGTTATCTGGCACAAGATCTTCACATCGAGCGTAAGTAAGGCCAGTTCCGGATCCCCGTCGCTGAGCGTGGTGATCAATCCTGCGATCCCCAACCTCTATAACTACGCGGTGCGCACTACCGCCACTCTGAACGGCGCCTCTACTACCGTTGTGAAGACGGGGCTTACTGGCACCGGTACCTACGGGCTTAGTGTTCTCGCGCCGAGCTTGGTGAGCCAGGTGGCAAAAGGCGCCTCCTTCACGTTCCAGATCGACATGTTCAATCAGCAGACGAAGGTGGCCGACGAGTTCGTAGCCGTCCCGTAATGGGCCGCCCCGACTGCGGTCGGGGCTTTGTTTCGGCTGATCACAGCCATATGCCCGCATTGCGGGCATTTCTTTTTCTGGCCGTTGGCCGCTGGGAGTAATGACGATGAGCGAGCCAGCAAGCGTCGCGGCTGTGACTGTGGCCGGTGCCGCAGGTCTTGGCGTGGCGAGTGCTCTGGCTGGAGTCGACGGCAACGCGGTTGCCGGCTCGGTTTGCGGTGCGCTCGTCTTCGTGATGACGCGACACGATTTGCGCCTGGCCAACCGCTTGGTGTTCTTCTTCATCAGCGTTGTGATGGGCTATCTCTTCAGCCCTGCGCTGACCGACCTCCAGGTGTGGGGGATTCGGCCATTCGCTTACTCGGGCCCGGCGGCGTTCGTTGCTTCGGCGCTCGCCGTCACTCTGATCGTTGCGGCGATCAGCAGGCGAGGGGCGCCGCCCGTGCAGGGAGACCCCAATGGATAGCTTGAGCATGTTCCTCGACCAGGCCACGTTCTGGCTATGCCTGGTGCTGTTCCTGCGCCTGTTCACGTTCCAGCGTGGCGCGCTGCGCTTTCGGCGCAACATCTCTTTCATGGCCTGGGTGACGATGGCTGGTTCGGCTGCGGCGGTGATCTATATCGCCACGGGTAAGCTGACGCTGCCCGCGTTCGCCTGGCCTCTGGTGCTGATCCTTGCCGTGTTCACATGGCTGGTATGGCGGGCCCAGGGAAATCTTGCAGCAGTGCTCAGGCCTGGTGCTGGGTGGAATGGGATCGACCGCAGGAAGGAAGGGGGCTCGTCAGATGCCAGTCCGCCCCCTTAAGCCCTGTGCCTGGCCGGGCTGCAGCACGCTGGTGCGTGGCGACTACTATTGCCCGCGGCACGCGCCGTTGGCCGCCGAGAGGCAACAGGCAGCCAAGCGCACGGTGCACAGGCGCTACAACGAGCGCCGTGATGAGTCGGACGCGTTCTACAAGACTGAGCGCTGGAAGAAGCTGAGCGCCTACTACCGCAAGAAGCATCCGGTGTGTGAGCACTGCGACAACGCTGCTAGCGACATCACTGACCACATCAAACCTGTGAAGACGCACCCGGACCTGGCGACGGACTGGGACAACCTGCGAGCGTTGTGCCGTGCGTGCCACAACAGCATCGGTGAGCGTGTCGGTCTGGTGGCTGAGGGAGCGGGCCGAGCGTCGGGTTGAACGACCTGCGGGGTGGGGGTGGGTCAAAAGTCTGCAGCTGCAGACCGCCCGAACGACGGGGGGAGCCAAATTTTCATACCCGCGAAAAATGAAATTCAGGAGTTCGGCCCATGCCTGGTGTTGCAGGGCGATCCGGCCGGCGCCCGAAACCCACGGCCAAGAAGGCTCTGGCGGGCAATCCTGGTAAGCGGGCGCTCAATAGAGCTGAGCCCAAGTTCACCGAGATAACGCACGTAGACCCGCCCGAGTGGATGCAGCCGCTGGCCATCCAGATGTGGCAGACCGTCGTGCCCGAGCTGCTCGCGCAGCACATCGTGTGCATTACCGATCTACACAACGTCGAGGCGTTCTGTACCGCATACGCCAACTGGCGTTCCGCTCAAGAACTCGTAGTTCAGCACGGCCCGATTGTTGAGTCGGCGATGGGCAGCCCGATGAAGAATCCGGCCCTCACTGCTGCCAAGGAGGCCATGTCGCAGATGGTCACCTTCGGCGCGATGCTGGGCCTCGACCCGTCGAGCCGCTCCCGCCTGATCGGCGGCAAGAAGGCGAAAGCCGCAAACCCATTCGCAGATCTCGTCTGACCGCAGGCTCACATGGCAACGAAGTACCCCAACGTCGAATCCGCGATTCGGTGGGGGAAGCGTGTCATTGCCGGCAAGGTGCCTTGCTGCAAGTACGTGCGCGAAGCGGTCGAGCGGCACTTCTGTGACCTGGCCAAGAGCCGGGGAGCGAGATTCCCTTACCGCTTCGACCCGGCCAAGGCTGAGAAGAAGCTGCGGCTGATGCAGATGCTCCCGCACACCAAGGGTGAGTGGGCATTCAAGCGGCAGCTGGTCACGCTCGAGCCCTGGCAGCTGTTCGGCTTCGCCATGACGTTTGGCTGGGTGCGCAAGCACACCGGCTTTCGCCGTTTCCGCGTCAGCTATTGGGAAGTGCCCAGGAAGAACGGCAAGAGCGTTGTCGCCGCCGGCGTGGGCATCAGCATGTTCACCGCGGACGACGAGTTCGGCGCCGAGGTATACGCCGGCGCCACCACCGAGAAGCAGGCCTGGGAGGTGTTCCGCCCAGCCCGCCTGATGGTCAAACGCTCGCCCATGCTGATGGAAGCGGCCGGAATCGAGGTGAACGCCTCGAACATGAACCGCCCGCTGGACGGCAGCCGCTTCGAGCCGCTGATCGGCAACCCGGGCGACGGCGCCTCGCCGAGCTGCGCGATCGTCGACGAATACCACGAACACCAGAGCGCCGCGCTGTACGAGACCATGCTCACCGGCATGGGTGCCCGCCGGCAGCCGCTGATGTTCGTGATCACCACTGCCGGTTCTGACATCGAAGGCCCGTGCTACGACCTGCGCCGCCAGGTGATAGAAATGCTCGCGGGCGACGTGCCTGACGACGAGTTGTTCGGCTGGATCTGGACCATCGACGACGGCGACGACTGGACCGACCCCAAGGTGCTGGCTAAGGCCAACCCCAATTTCGGCATCTCTGTGTTTCGCGAGTACCTGGAGAGCCAGCAGCAGCGCGCCATCCGCACCGCGCGTTTCACCAACACCTTCAAGACCAAGCACCTCAACATTTGGGTATCGGCGAAGGCGGGCTTCTACAACATGGAAGCCTGGCGCAACAGCGCCGACGCCAGCCTGACCCTGGAGCAGTTCGAGGGGCAGGACTGCGTGCTGGGATTCGACCTGGCACGCAAGCTCGACATGAACAGCATGGCGCGCCTGTTCTGGCGCGTGATCGACGACCGCATCCACTACTTCTGCGTGGCGCCGCGCTTCTGGGTACCGGAAGACACCGTGCGCAGCGTCGACAACCAGCGCATGTCCGAGCGATATCAGGCCTGGGTCAACACCGGTGACCTGATCGAGACGGCAGGCGCCGAGGTGGACTACCGCGAGATTCTGGAAGAAGCCAAGGACGCAGGCCGGCTGAGCGCCGTGAAGGAATGCCCGATCGACCCCCACGGCGCCACGGGGCTCTCACATGAACTCGAAGACGAAGGCCTCACGCCCGTCGTCATCACCCAGAACTACACCAACATGTCCACGCCCATGAAGGAGCTGGAGGCCGCCATTCTCAGTGGCCGCTTCCACCACGACGGCAACCCGATCATGACCTGGTGCATGGGCAACGTGATCGGCAAGAACCTGCCCGGTAACGACGACGTCGTGCGACCTATCAAGCAGGGCAACGACAACAAGATCGACGGCGCCGTGGCGCTGATCATGGCAGTGGGGCGGGTGCTGGCCCAGGCCACGACCCCTAACACTGACGACGACTGGTTCGACGCCATACGGAATCCCATCATCACATGAACGCCTTCTATGCATTCCTGCTGGTCAGCCTGGCCGGCTTCGCGTTGCTATGCGCCGGCGTTTGGCTGCTGATTGGCACTGGCTGGGCGCTGATCGCCGGCGCCTGCTCGCTGTTCTGCATTGCGGGCTTCATCCGCCGGGGTATGACCAATGGGTAAGAGCCTCATGCAGGCGCTGGTCACCTCGGCGCAGCGCCCGGCTGCCAGCCTCACCGAGTGGGTGGGAAAGCCGATCCGCCTGAGTGACGGCGGGTTCTGGAGCAGCTATTTCGGTAGCGAGTCTAGCTCCGGCAAGACGGTCAACGTCGACAACGCCATGCGCCTTTCCACGGTGTGGGCCTGCGTGCGCATCATCTCGATGTCCGTCGCCGGGCTGCCGCTGAACATCTACCGCCGCAAGGCTGACGGCAGCCGCGAGACGGCGCGGGACTTCCCGCTCTACGACGTGGTGCACACCAGCCCCAACGAAGACACGACGGCCTTCCACTTCTGGCAGGCTGTCGTTGCATCGATGCTGCTGTGGGGCAACGCCTACTGCGAGATCCACCGATCCGCCGGCCGCGTGATCGCCATCGACTTCCTGCTGCCTGGCCGCGTTAAGCCCGAAACGGACGATAACGGCCGGCTGCGCTACTGGTACTCGCCCAAGAAGGGGCCGCGCCGCGAGATTCTGCGCAAGGACATGCTGCACATCCCGGCCTTCACCCTGGACGGCAAGATGGGCCTATCGGCCATCCGCTACGGTGCCGACGTATTCGGCTCGGCGATGTCGGCGGATGACGCGGCCAACAGCACGTTCAAGAACGGGATGATGCCCACCGTAGCGTTCAAGATGGATCGGGTGCTGACGCCCGATCAGCGGACGGACTTCCGCGAATACGCCAAGACCATCAGCGGCGCCATGAATGCCGGTAAATCGCCGGTTTTGGAGTACGGCATCACGCCCGAGGCGATTGGCATCAACCCCGCTGACGCGCAGTTGCTGGAGTCCCGAGGACACAGCGTCGAGGAAATCTGCCGCTGGTTCGGCGTGCCTGCCTGGATGGTCATGAAGACCGATAAAGGCAGCAACTGGGGCACCGGGCTTGAGCAGCAGCAGCTGGCTTTCCTGACCTACTGCATCATGAGCTACACCGCCCCCATCGAGCAGTGCGTCGAGAAAAAGCTGCTCACCGCCGTGGATCGCGTCACCTATTACGCCGAGTACTCGCTCGAGGCATTCCTGCGCGCCGACAGTGCAGGCCGCGCCGCCTACTACGCCACCATGACCCAGAACGGGAACATGACCCGCGGCGAAGTGCGGCGCAAAGAGAACCTGCCTTCCAAGCCAGGCGACGACATCCTCACCGTTCAATCCAACCTCGTGCCGCTCGACCAACTGGGCAAGCAGAGCGAAAGCCAATCCGTTCGCGCCGCCCTGATGAACTGGCTCAACGCCGACAAGCCAAAGGAATAACCCATGAAGCTGAAGATCCAGTCTCGCGGCCTGCGCAGCGAGCTGAGCCCGCGCGCGCTCAAGAAATGGAACCCTGCCATCCAGGCGGCGGTGGAAAGTACCTCCGACACCATCACCATCTATGGCGTGATCGGTGAAGACTGGTACGGCGAAGGCGTGACCCTCAAGCGCATCGACGCCGCGCTGCGTGCCATCGGCGAGCGAGACGTGACCGTCTACATCAACTCGCCCGGCGGCGACATGTTCGAGGGCATCGCCATCTACAACCGTCTGCGCGAGCACAGCCACAAGGTCAGCACCAAAGTGCTGGGCATGGCCGCCAGTGCTGCCTCGGTGATCTATCTCGCTGGCGTAGAGCGCCAGGTGGCCAGCAGCGCGTTCCTGATGATCCACAACTGCTGGACGGTGGCGGGCGGCAATCGCCATTACTTCCGCGATATTGCCGACGACATGGAAGAGTTCGACGCCGCCATGGGCGACCTCTACGCAGAAACCAGCGGCCAGACGGTCGAGAGCATGGCCGAGATGATGGACGACGAAACGTTCATCCGCGGCAAGCGCGCCGTCGAGCTGGGCCTGGCCACCGGCCTGCTGGCCGCCGACGAAGTGACCGAACGCACCACCACCGAAACCCAGCAGAACAACGCCCTCAAGGCCATGGACATCGCCCTGGCCAAAGCCGGCGTGCCGCGCTCCGAGCGCCGCGAGTTGTTCGCCAATTTCAAGTCCGGCACGCCTCGCGCTGCTGGCGGGGACACGCCGCGCGCTGTCCCGACCGATAAGCGAAGCGCTGTCGCCCCTGACCTTTCCGCCTCCCTGTCAGAGGCGTCCGCAATCCTCAATTCCCTCAAAGGAGAATCGCGATGAGCGACTTCGAAAAGCAGTACAACGAGCTGAACGCCAGCCTGAAGCAGATCGGCGATCAGATCAAAGCCCAGGCCGAGAACAGCCAGAAGGAAATCGCCAAGAGCGGCGAGATGCAGGCCGAAACCCGCGCCAAGGTAGACGAGATGCTGACCAAGCAGGGCGAGCTGCAGGCCCGCCTGCAGGAGGCCGAGCAGAAGCTGGTGAATGCCAACAGTGATCGCGGCCAGGGCGAGCGTCAGCATTCTGCTGGCGAGCTGGTTGTCAGCGCCGAGTCCATGCAGGGCGTTAACAGCTCCTTCCGCGGATCGCGCCGTGTTTCGGTACCGCGTGCGGCAATCACCTCGGTTGGCAGCTCTGGCGGCTCCCTGGTGCCGGCTGATCGCCGCCAGGAAATCATCATGCCGCCGGAGCGCCGCCTGACCATCCGTGACCTGATCGCCCCCGGCAACACCACCAGCAACTCCATCGAGTATGTGCGTGAAACCGGCTTCACCAACAACGCGGCTGCCGTAGCCGAGGGCGGCGCCAAGCCATACTCGGACATCACCTTCGCGCTGGAGAATGCGCCGGTCCGCACCCTGGCTCACCTGTTCAAGGCAAGCCGCCAGATCCTCGACGATGCCGCCGCGCTGCAGAGCTACATCGATGCACGTGCGCGTTACGGCCTGCTGATGGTGGAAGAATCCCAGCTGCTCTACGGCAACGGCACCGGCGCCAACCTGCAGGGCCTGATCACCCTGGCCCAGGCGTACGCCGCGCCGGGTGGCATTGTCGTCACCGGCGAGCAGCGCATCGATCGCCTGCGCCTGGCGCTGTTGCAGGCTGAGCTGTCCGAGTTCCCCGCGGACGGCATCGTGCTCAACCCGATCGACTGGGCGGCCATCGAGCTGACCAAGGACGGCGAAGGCCGTTACATCGTCGGCCAGCCTCAGGAAGGTACCGCGGCCCGTCTGTGGAACCGCCCTGTGGTTTCCACCCAAGCCATGCAGCAAGACGAGTTCCTCACCGGTGCATTCCGTCTCGGTGCGCAGATCTTCGACCGCATGGACATCGAGATCCTGGTCTCCACCGAGAACGACAAGGACTTCGAGAACAACATGGTGACCATCCGCGCCGAAGAGCGCCTGGCCTTCGCCGTGTACCGCGACGAAGCCTTCGTCACCGGCCCGCTGACCGGCGCCGCCGGCGGCTGATCCTCAACCCGTCGATAACCCAAGGCGCCCGATTCGGGCGCCGAACACGAGGGAATTCCCGTGGAAGGTACCGAGAACAGCAACACCAATGCCGGCGACGGCGCAGGCGATGGCGCGAATGGCGCAGCGCCTGCAGCCACTGGCCAAGCCACCGCCCCAGCCGCCGCTGCTGCAACAGCTAAGCCTGCCAAGGCTGCCAAGGCTGCCAAGGCTGCCGGCAAGCCGGTCATAAAGAACGCTGGCACCGCTGGAGAAGCCGAAGCAGATCCAACGGCCAAGACCAACCCCAACCCGCAAACCGTCGAAATCTGGCCGCTGCGCTCCTACCAGGACGCCGGCGAGATCAAGCGCCGGGGCGGCAAAAGCTACAGCGTGCCCAAGCGCCACGCCGATGCACTGATCGCCCGTGGCCTGGCCACTGACGAGCAGCCGGCCAAGGCCAAAACCGACAGCACCGAGTAAGGAACCATCCTATGCCCATGCCGACCCTCGCGGACCTCAAAACCCACCTGCGGATCCGGCACGGGCATGAGGATGCCGATTTGCAGATGAAACTGGACGCGGCCATCGACAACGCCAGCCAGTTCATCAACCGCCCGATCCCCTGGACGAACGAAGCCGGCGAGCTCGTGGACGTGCCCAACAGCGTGCGCCTGGGCATCCTCATCATCGCCGCCGAGCTGTACACCAACCGGGAACAGTCGGTGGTGGGCACCATCTACACGCCCATACCCAAGGCCGAGAACATGCTGCACTTCTACCGCGTGGGGCTGGGCATATGAGAGCAGGGCGCCTCAACACGCCGGCCACGCTGCTGGAGCTGAACGCCGACATCCAGGCCTGCGAGCTCGACTGGATGTGGTGCGGCATCGACACCAAGGAGAGCGCCGAGCCGCCGTTCCCCACCGGCCTGCGCAACCCGGCCAAGGTCGCCATTCGCGCCTGGTGGGACGAACGCCTGCGCCAGGGCCGGTACCTGCGCACCGAGCACCGCCTGTTCCACATCGACAGCGCCCGCGACTACCGCGGCGACCGCGCCGAACTGGCCATCACCGCCACCGAGTTCATCGGCGAGCGTGCCCAGCTGGTGCGGGCAAGTCGGCCTGCGCGCTGCGTTCGGGTTTTCCTCGACATGCAGAGCCCCTGGCGTGACGAGAACGGGCAGGTAATCGACTACCGCACCCGCGCCGAGGTCGCGCTGATCGAGGCGGGCAGGGTGCACACCGACGACAGGCTTACCGTCGGCGGCGTCACCTACCTGGTTACCGCGCTGCCAAGCGACATGGACGACGGCATCGTCCGCAACATCTGGCTGGAGCCGCTCTGATGGACATGGGCGTACGGCTCGTCGGCAAGGAGCTTGCCCGGGCCAGGCTGGCCCAGATCAACCGCAGCATCGACCCAGTGCTACGCGGCGCGCTGAACACCACCGCCACCAAGACGCGCACCGAGCGCTACGTGAAACGCATGGGCGGCGTGTTCAAGTCATCCATTCTCGGCGCCCGCCTGGGCGGTGCGGATGTGCGCGGCAAGCTGACCATCAAGCGCGCCCGTAAAGGCCGGATGAACAGCCGCATCATCCCGTCCAGCTCCGGCGTTCGGGTCGATGATTATCGGCGCTGGTTCTTCGAATGGGTCAGCCCGACTCGTGCCAGGGTTTACGTGATGGGCCTGCGCGGCAAGAAGCTCGCGGCAGGCTTCGTCAACCCGGCCAGCGTCGGGCAAAAGCCCCTGGCCACCCGCGGTGACAAGCGTACCGCTAACAAGAACTACCGGCGCACCCTCAAGCTGCAGACCGCCATAGGCCCCTCGATGGCCTACTGGTTCCAGCAGCTGACGGGCGCCGAAACCATCCGCTGGACGAACACCTTCCTGCGGCAAGAATTCGAACGCCGCGTGCGGCGAGAGATCGCCCGATACGGCGGAGGCGTCTGATGCGAATCAACTCTGTTCCGCCCGCACCACCGGCGCCTCCGCCGTGCCGGTTGGTGTGCACCGCATGCGGAGACATCACCAAAGCTCGACGGCACACACATTGGCTGTGTCGGCTGCGGGTCTGGTTGGGAGGTGAGCCATGATCAAGGCCACCCAGGTCACCAAGGCATTGCGCGATCAGCTCGAGCAGATCCGCCCGGCCAACGGCTACTACACCGACCTCAAGGCCGTTTACGGCCCCAAAGATAAACCCAGCGAAAGGCCGCCGCTGCCGTATGCCCTGGTGCGTTGGGCCAGCGACGTGCGCACCGACCTCGCGGTGACCCAGGCGCTGCGCGCGCGCAGCTTCGAGATCGAGGTGTTCTTCAGCAAGGCCTGCGACGAGGAAGACCTCGACGCCGTGCACGTCGACATCCTGCGTTGCCTGGGCATCGGGCAAGACCAGCCCGAACGCAAGTTCCCGGGCCTGCTGGAAGGCGAAGACGAAGCCATCCCGCGCTGGGCCAGCAACGGCGAAACCACCCACAGCATCACCATCACCGTCGGCGTGCAGTACGCGCAGACCTACAACTGACGGCCCCAGGCCAGGAGAAGCACATGAAACTGAAGGCGATCACGCCCCAGTACGTCGAGGGCCGCCTGGTGCCGCCCGGCAAGCAGTTCGAAACCACCGACGCTAATGGCGCGCGGCGAATCGAGGAGGGTGGCGCCAAGCCAGAAACCCCCACTACTACCAAGACCACCAAAGCCAAGGCCTCGGCCGAAGCCGCCCAGTAAGGAGCCGCCAGCATGCTTCACACTCAACTTTTCCGCGGCCCTTGCGGCGTCGCGCCGTATCCGTCGTTCGCATTCGAAGAGCTATTCAAGCTGCAGAACGTGACCGCCGAGCCTGAGCAGACCGAGATCGTCATCCAGGACCCGACCCGTATCGGCCTGCCCGAGCTGGACGGCGTCAACTCCGTGACCGCCATCAACATCACCGGCGAGGCCGTGAGCTTCAGCCCGGCGGCAGCTGCCGTGGCCCTGTACGGCTCCGTCGAGCGCGTACCGGCCGGCACCGCCGAGGAGGAGCAGCACGACGCCTACGTCGACCGCACCATCCGCCTGGCCAACATCCCCCTGGTGGTCACCAGCGTGACCGCCGTTGGCGGCGGCACCACTTATGTGCGTGGCGTCGACTACTCCGTCACCCCTGGTGGCATCCGCGTACTCATCGGCGGCGCCCTGGCCGACGCCATCAATGCCACCGTCGCTCCGGCGGACGGGGGCCTCAAGCGCCTGCCGATCGAGGTCAACTACAGCTACCCGACCGTGGACGTGATCAAGCCGTTCACCCAGGGACGCAAGTTCTTCCGCGTGATGTTCGAGCAGATCAACGAAGCCGGCGACGGGGAGAAGCGCCGCATCACCTGCTTCTACGCGCGCATCAGCCTCAACGGTGGCATGCCCCTGAACCAGGCCGCCGAGTTTGGCGTGATTCCCGTGTCCATCCGCCTGCTGGCCGACCCGAACATCTTCGACGCCGGCGAGGCCGCGATCTGGGAAATGGAAGTGCAGAACACCGACGAGGCGGCGTGATCACCAGCTCGCCCGCAGGTTGCTTTAGCAGCCTGGCACTTTCTCGGTAGATTTCAGCCATTGTGGACACAGCGGTAATCAAGGCGCCTTGAGCGCTTTTTTTTGTCCACAGAAAAATCCACGAAACCCGGAGCCGACAAGGCTTCCGGTTTTTTCTATGCTCTCGAACCAGCCCGATGCTGGCTGCACCACTACATGTAGTGGGCGTGCACAGCAGCAGTGATCAAACCATTGAGTAGTCCCACGGTAATCTGTTGGTTGCGAAGTGTGGGTAATGCGACCGGTTTTTATAGAGCCACATATCGAGGGGAGATGGTGTAGCCCAGGACCTGAGCCGCAAAAACCCTCACTGTTAGGGCTCTGCCCAGGTACGAGTGACTGCACCGAGATGAGATGAATGTTTGAAGCAATTCGGGCTGAATGATTTCAGGCGGCCCCCAAAAAGCAAAACCCCCGAGGCCGGCCAGCCCCGAGGGTTTTTATTTCCACCCCTTGGAACGAGCAAGGAGCAGAACATTGGTCAATTATAGGCCCAAACACCGGGTCAAGGTAGAAGGACATATGCATCCAGAAGATGCCGGCGTTGTCGGCAAAAGGCTGGCCAATGCAGCGCTGCTCGCCGCTCTGCTGTTTGGCGTGGCCGCCATTCTCTACGCGGTGCGCTGGTGGTGATTGGCGTCAGTGCCACCACCGCCAGATTCGCACTTTATTCCGGTACCTGATCAGTTGGGTGGCGCGGCCGGAGAAACGAAGCCAGGCCAGTTCGAATGCGTACATCGGTGCTCCCGCAATGGCAGCCTTGGCTGGCGATGATGCGAGTGGGCCTTCGGGAAGATAGACAATCTCTTTCAGCCCTAACGCCAACACCCATATTCCCAACCAAAGCACCATGATGATGAAGCAGGTGTGACCTCGGCTCTGCTCTCGGTTTATCCACGGTTCATCGAACCGGTACTTCCTGATCCACACAGCGTCCTTCTTCTTCCAGCGCCTGAATTCTCGCCGGAACCAGCCTCGAGCATCGCGGATAGCGATTCGCTGTTGGCCTGTCAGAAGTAGCGGCTTCGTCGGCTCGCGTATTGGATGGCCGTAGAGGCGAGCCGCAAGGCCTGATAGGCGAACCCTTAGCCGGCCGAACCAGGCTTTGATTTTTCCTGCCATGGCCAGAACGAAAACAGGCGCCAGGTATTTTATGCTCTCGGTGAAGCCGAGCTCGAAAGCCAGCTGAACAAGCCAGGCCCAGAAGGCGCCTGGTGATGACAGAAAATCCATAGTCACTCCCGCGTTCAAGGCGGGCGAACCTACTACCCATCGACGTTCGGGTGTAGCTGGGATTTCATACAGCGTTGCAGGCTCATTAAATCCGACTATGATGGCAAATAGCTTTTACAAGGTCTGAAGGAACAGAGCGATGGCCCTCCGTATCAGGAAGAGCATCAAGATTGCACCCGGTATCCGGCTGAACGTCGGAAAGAAGGGCGTCAGTACTTCGGTTGGCGGCAAAGGCTTCACCGTCAACATAGGCAAGAAAGGAACCCGCCTCACAACCGGCATACCTGGCAGTGGGATTTCCGCCAGTCATTTGTTCAAGTCAAAGCAAGCCTCTGCGCGTGGCCAGCTAAATGCTCAGGGCATACATAGGCCTCACACGGATTGGAAGGGCTGGCAGATAGCTCTGGTGCTCGCATCCACGTTTGTTGTGCTTTTGCTTTTGACAAGATCATGAAAAGGATTTTTCTGCTGGCTTTGACCGCCTTATGGGTGACGCTTCCATCTGCTGCGACTGTAAATAAGTGCATCAACGCCGCCGGAAAGGTGACGTTTACCCAGCAAAACTGCCCAGAAGAACATGCGCTGGAAGATGTTGTATCAGCACGTAATGAGAGGCCAAGCGGCACCGGTGCTTCTTCTCGCATGGCAGAACCCGCCGGGCCGGTCTCCCGTTCCGGGGGACAGCGATATACGGTAGTTGGCGAAAAGCCCTCAGCAAAAGCTCGGCCTTCTCTGCCTCAACCGGATAATTCTGGCGATAGCGGCGTGCGTAGGAGTGCTGGCCGGCAACCCCAGATCAGGTACGAAGATCGTCTTGTTGATTGCTCTCGGACGGACAAACATGGGCGGCGAATCGGCTGCTCGCAGATGATTAAGGTGCCTGTGGCACGATGACCAATCGTGACGTGTTAGATTCCGCCCATTGAATGGGAGGGAAACCGTGGCGCTTATCAAATGCAGGGAATGTGGCAATCTGGTTTCGACGGAGGCGAAAGCCTGTCCGACTTGTGGCGCGAAGCCCAAGGCCAAAACCAGCATGGTTACCTGGTTGGTGCTGGCCGTGATAATTTTCTTGGCATTGAAGTCATGCATCATCGGATCGCCATCAGGAACGGAGCCACCCGCTGCTTCAAGATCAGACTGTTCTGACACCCTGGCGCACGTGATGGCCACCAACTTCGTGAAACGTCAGCTCAAATCACCGACAAGTGCCAAGTTTCCCTACACCAGTGATCGCGATGTCAGCATCACCAAGCTCTCGGATTGCCGGTATCAGATTCACAGCTACGTCGATTCGCAAAATGGTTTTGGCGCGATGATCCGTTCTCGGTTCAGCGTCATTATGGACGGTCTGCCAGATGGAAAGTCATGGCGAGCCGAGCAGCTAAGTATCGATTGAGCTGCAACCTACAACGACCCGCCCCGGCGGGTTTTTTTATGCCCGGAGTTTGTATGAGCGAGCTGGAAATTCTGTTCCCTGAGTACCCAACCGTAAGCGTGTTGGGAAAGCAGGTGACGGTGAAGGCGGTTCGCCTGGCTGACCTGAGCGCCTTCGGCGCGGCCTCGGGCCGCCTGCTCGCCTTGATGGCCGCCTGCTCGACCGAGAATCAGGCGGAGTTTGCGGAAAAGCACTCTGGTGATCTGCGTCGTGTGCTGCGTATGGCTACCAGCATTGGCTGGTGGCGTGCGCGGCGTTTACCAGCGCCGGTGGCCCTGGAGCTGTTCGGCGTGGTGCTGCAGGTGAACCACCGTTTTTTCACGCAGGCCCTGGCGGGGGCGGCAAAACGGCTGGGTGGGCAGTTGCAGCACAACGGCTGATCGCCGCTGGCCACGCCTTCGCTGACGTCGCTGACTACAGCCTTGATCAGGTTGAGGCGTTCCTGACCGCCATCGGGAAGCAGGAAGCGCACGCGCAGCGCAACGCGCTGATCGTGGCGCGGGCCGCAAAGGCCAAGCAGTCGAAATTCAACGAGATTCTGCGGGAGCTGGATAAATGAGCGGTCGGGTAACCACGCAGCTCGTCATCGACGGCAAGAACAACTCGCAGAAGGCCTTCCAGCAGGTGGACAAAAGCCTGAACGAACTGGATCGCAAGTCGCTCGACGTCGGTAAGAACCTCAAGCAGTTGTTCACCGTAGCCGCCGTTACGCAAGCCGTGCGCAGCTATCTGGATGTGGCAGGCGCCGCCGGCGAACTGGATTCGCGCATCAAGCTCACCACGAAAAGCCAGGAGGAGTTCAACGAAGTGCAGGGCCGCCTGCAGGAGCTGTCGCGCCGCACCTATAAGAGCTTCGCTGAAACCGCTGAGGTGTACATCAGCGCGGCCAAGCCGCTGAAGGAACTGGGCTTCACCACCGAGGATACGCTCGGCGTGGTCGAGGCCATGAACCTTGGATTGGTAGCCAGCGCGGCGACCGGCGACAAGGCCGCCCGTGTGATCCAGCAGTTTGGCCGTGGCCTGCAGCAGGGCGTGATCCGAGGGGATTCGTTCAACGCGGTGCTGGAAGATGCCCCCGTGCTGCTGGACGCGCTGGCCACCGGCCTTGGCGTGTCGCGCGCTGAGATTCTGCGCATGGCCCAGGCTGGCGAGCTGACGACCGAGCGGGTCATTCCGGCACTTACCAGCCAGATAGACTCGCTAAAGGCCAAGGTGGAGGAGATGCCGACCACCTTCCGCGATGCCAATGTGGTGCTGGGTGACGCATTCACACAAGCGATCAAGGAATTCGACAACCTCTCCGGCGCCGGGGGCACGGCCACCAAGTCGGTGATGGACTTCGCCGAGGCCATCCGCGCGGCTACAAAATCCGAAGGTTTCAAGGCGTTCGCCGAGTTTGTGGGGGACGGCGTGAGCAACTTCGTTTCCATCGGTAAGGATTTGGGCTATATCACCGCCAGCCTGACGGGCAACGTGGCTGAGCTCGATCGAGTAGACAAGGAGATCGAGAAAATAGAGGCCGCACTGAACGGCTTCGGCATGCTCGACCTGATCTATACCGATGCGCAGCTGCAGGTGAAGCTAAAACAGTTCCAGGATTACCGCGAGCAGTTGCTAGAGCAGATGGCCGGCCTAAGCAAAGACGCCCGCGACAAGATGGAAGAGGGCCAGAAGGCGGAAGCCGAGGCCTTGGCCGAGTACAACCGCCTGAAGCTGGCTGGCGAGCAGAAGTGGGTCAGAGACATGAGCAGCATGCGCAGCAAGCTGCTCGAGGATACCAAGGCATCGATCAAGGCCCAAGTCGCCGAAGAGAAGAAGGCCGTCGGCGATATCGCCAAGATTCGCGATCAGCGACTGGCAATCGAGAAAAAGTACAGCGATACGCTGGCTGCCTTCGCTGGCGCTGGCCGTGGCGGCGCGACCTTCGGGACCGCGCAGGACCTGATGGCGTCCGCTCGCCAGGCCCTGGTGCGCGGCGACTTCGAGAACGCAAAGCAGCAGGCCGAAGCGGCGCGCCAGATACTCGTAGACCTGGCCAATGCGGGCGAGAACACCTATGGCTTCCAGGGCTTCGCCAACCAGCTCAAGCAGATCGAACTGGCGGCAAACGACTTGGAGCAGTCCAAGGCCGAAGAGAAGCTCAAAGCCATCCGCGATGGCATCCAGGGCCTGAAGGATCAGTCGAAGGATCTGGAGCAGGTGCGCGTGACGCCGAAGCTGGACGATGCAGCTGTTGCGGCGCTCGGTGAGCAGATCAAGGCGCTAGCTACATCCATCGGCCAGCAGCTGACGATCCCGGTACAGCTCGACTTCACGCAGCCCTATACGCTTCAAGACGCTGGCCCGCCGCCGACAGGCTTCGCCACCGGCGGCCACGTTCAGGGGCCGGGCACAGGCACGAGCGACAGCATCCTGGCGCGACTTTCCAACGGCGAATACGTGATGCGCGCCGCGGCGGTGAAGCAGTACGGCACCACGCTGCTCGATCGTATGAATGGCCTGCACCTGCCGGCATTTGCCGACGGTGGGATGGTCGAGGCGGCCATGTCCGCCCCGTCAGCGCCGAGCTTCCCCAACTTGGGGAGGATGGTGCTGGAAGGAGGTGGCCAGCAGGTGCCGATTTACGTGGCGCCGGAGCAGGGCCCGAACCTGCAGCGCCTGGCCGCCAAGTTCGGACGAACCAAGCGTCCTTGATCAGCCCGCCACCCGGCGGGCTTTCTGTTTCTGGAGCAGTACCCATGGCACACCTCCACATCATGCTCGGCGGAGTGCCGATCGTGACGCACGCCGGCGCGCCCGAGCAGAGCGAAGCGCCAATCGGCGGCAGCAGCCTGCTGCGCATGAGCGATGGCAGTGCGGTCAAGCAGCAACACTGGCAGCGTGCATCCGGCAGCGTGAGCGGCAACGGGCTGATGCCGCCCGGCCTCGACGGCCTGGATTATTCGGTGCCGCTGGAGCTGCGCCTGACCGAGGTGTCGAACATGGTCGGCGCCGGTCCCGACTTCGTGCTCACCAGCACGCCGCGGCCGGACAAAGCGCCCTGGGCGTTCTACCAACTCGACGACGAACTCTGGTACCGCTGCGCCTGCAGCTTCGCCAATGGCGTGGTCACCGTGCCGCCAGTGGCTGGCGCAGTGCTCTACCAGGTGGCGTGGATGCCGGTGTACTCGGTGTTCACCGACAAGCCGAGCAAAACGCAGAACACCAACCACAGCTGGTCCATCACCTGGGAAGAGGCCTGACCATGATCAACGGATCTCCGCTCAACAGCGGCCCGCTGAACACGCTCCGGGCAGGGGTGGCGCCGCAGCCTGAGCCAGAGTACCGGGTGCATGGCACCTCCTACGTGTGGCGGTTAAGGCTGCTGATCGGCGGAGTGGACATGACGGCCATCCTGACCGGTCAGCTGGACGTCGACCGGGAAGAGGGCGCCGCCGCGGTGGCGGGCTTCAGCCTGTACCTAGCGCCCGGCAAACCGGTGGTGCCGACGCAGTGGATCGGCAAGGCCGTGACGCTCGACTACATCAGCCGCGACCGGTACGGCGTAGTTACCGAAGCGCGGCTGTACACCGGCCTGCTCGAGCTACCCACCTGGGACGCCACCACCCGCGTGCTGGGCTGCGAGTGCAGCGACCAGCTGCAGCAGCGCATCGAGGGCCTGACCCTGGAGCAGATCGACGATCTGTGCGGCGGCACCTGGTCGGCGGACGTGTTCGAGCCCGTGGAGGGCCGCAGCCGCTGGGACTACGCCGGCGAGCGCATGAGCACCCGCCCGGCCAGCCTGGATGCGGACACGCAGGGCAACCTGCGCACCACCAGCTGGTACGCCGCCGCCACTCCGCACTACGTGTTCGGCCCAGGCCAGACCCTGGACGGCAGCGTACAGCTCGAGCTGCAGGCCCACGGCGGCACCACGAACTATGTCGAGATCACGCTGGACTACCGCTACAGCCGGTTGTGGCAGTTGGCGCAGGGATTCGGCTGGACGCATGACGGCATGGCTGGTTTGAGCGGTCTGCAGGGTTTCTGCCAATGGCGGCGGGACTCGACAGAGTTGCCGACCACCGAGATGGTCGAATCCGCCATAACCGGTGCCGGCCTGGCGCTGGTGGGACGCGTGGGCGGCTTCAGGTTGCCACCTGGCATGTCGAATCCCTGTGGCGATGGGATTCCATGGATCAACACCTTCGACAACCTGTGGCTCAGCGTTGACGTTACCGGTTCGCGGCGCTGGGTGCAGACGGTCACCGAGCAGTACAAGCTCGCGCTGTTCACCCCGCTTGGTGCGGATGAAGCCACCCGGGTGATCAGCCGCGAGTCGACTAGCTTCGAGGTCGAGAACAGCCGCGTCGACGACTGGGAGGGCAGTGATCCCGATGCCGGCTCACGACATGAAGAGCTAGCCGACGAAGCCCGTCGCGTGTCGGCGCTCACCTGCTTGCTCAACCGTGGCAGCTCCACGCTGATCGCTGCGCATCGCGGCACCACACTGAATTGGCAGGTGCCCACGGACATGGCGCTATCTGTCGACTTGGTGCACACCCTCAGGCTAGACGACCGCGCCAAGGGCCAGGGCAAGTGCCGGCGCATCCAGCACGTACTGGACCTGGGCACCGGTACGGCCATCACCACCCTCAGCGTGGCGATCATGCAGGGTGGTGGCCAGAGTGACCCGCTTGAGGTGCCGGCCGCGCCAGATACCGAACTGCCACCCATGCAAAGCGGCGCGCCGCTGCTGACCACTCACATCGGTGGGCGGCCTGACGCCCCGCCCTACAACGAGAACTGGATGGGCTTCACCGGTAACTATTCGTTCACCACGAGTGATAACACCTACCCACGCCAGTTCAAGGCGCAGGCGCGAGACATTCCCGCCGAGTACCGCGACGAACGCACGGCCACCGCTGAGCGCTCGTACCGTGTGGGCGTACCGAGCGACCTGTTGGAGCTTTAGGCATGCCCACAAACGAAGAAATCCGACGGGGTATCGGCAAGAACAACGAGGCGGCACGGCGCAACATCGGCAAAGGTAACGAAGCCGCACGGCGCCAGATCGGCCGCGACATGATCGAGCTCCGCACCGGCAAACAGCAGGTGCAGGACATCAATGCCCTGGTGACGCAACCACGCCAGCAGCGCAGCCTGCCGCGGCACGAACCACGTGGTGGGCTTTCTGGTGGGGTGGGGGTCGGGACTTACACGCCTCCACCGGCCAGCACTGGCGGTGGTGGCATCGCCAGCCCGCTGACCGTGCAGCAGATCATTTACTCGGAAGAGCCCAGCTACGTAGCCACATTCGACGCCAGCGGCTACTTCGCGGTGAAGAAGATTGCCCGCATAGTGATGGTCGACGCGGAAGGGCGGCAGATTATCGTCGAGGGCTTTGCCGCTCTGGACGAGAACGGAAACCCGAAACCACCGGAGAATCCGAATGGCTAGCAACTGGCCACCCAGCGCGATCACAGGCATCGACCCGCTGCCGTACCACGGCTTGGTGTACACCGTTCAGGGCAACCCGCAAATCATGCTCGACCCCATGGATGGGCGGGCGCCCGTGCCCATGCCGGCGTTCTACTCGCGATACCTGGGGGAGAACCACCGGATGGCGGACTACGCCGCGCAGCAGGACGGCTACCTGTGGGACATCGGCATGCCGGACCCGCCACCCAGCCCTGAGATCGAGGCCGCGGGTGGCAAGCTGCTCGGCCGTCGGATTGTGGGCGGCGGGTTGTTCCTGCCGGTGCGCCTGGGTGAGCTGACCCGCCATTTGTTCATTTCCGGCAGTGTGTTCGATGGGCAGGTGCGGTTCGAGGCACAGCTGCGTGGAGGTATGGGCCGTACGCTTGCGCAGCTGCCGCTGGCTGACGTCGAGCTCGACTGGTCCAAGGCCGCGATCGAGTACGACGGCTCGCTGGCCTCGAGAATAATGCCGGTGCCGAGCTACGGGCTCAGTAAGCTGGATATCAGCCCGGACGGCACGCGCCACCTGTTCGGTGTAAGCCTGGCCGGCCTGGCAGATACCGCGGGCTGGGCCACCACCATGGTGGCGATCATCGAGCTTGTGCTGAGCCTGGATGACCAGGGCGAGGTAAAGGGCGTGGCGACGATTCGGCGCACAGCCGCCGAATTGCTGGGCAGTTACAGCTTCACGGTGAACAGCGACCTCCAGCGCCTCTCCAGCGTGGCGGATGGCTACCCGAGCTGTACCTCGCATCCCGTAGTGCAGGACAGGCCCAACGAAACCAGCGGCGATAACGGGGCGCGTGGGTGGGAGAGCAAGCGCACGGGTGTGGTGATCGGCGCGGTGTATGCGGGTGATGACATTGACTTAATCACCGCAAGCTATGCCGACCAGCGCAGCGAGACGATCAGCACCACGACCGATTCTTACCAGTGGGGCAAGCCCAACGCTGACTCGGGCACCTGTGAGCCCTGGCAGCCCGGTGAAGAACCGCCCAGGCCACCGACGCGGCAGCGCTATACGTCGACTTATCACTATGAGCTGGCCTTCAGCTTCAGGGGCGCGAGCATCGACACCAGCATGGATTCCGATCGGCTGGTTACGCTCATGCAACCTTCGGGTGGGCGGGCTACCGGCACTTCGGTAACCAATGACTCGGCATCCGCGGGCCTGCAGCGCACGCTTGAAGAAGAGGTTGCCCCCGGCACGTTGCAATCGCTGGACAAGCTGAACCCTCGAAATGACGCGGGCCTGATTTACCTGCCCGCGGCGCTTTGGGCCACGAACTACTACACGGTGAGCGCGGTGGTCCGGCGCAACTGGGTGTCGCTCGCCACGTTCGAGAGCTACACCCTGACGGGGCAGCCCGGCTACAAAACGTTCTGGGGGCCGCTGCTCACGCCGCTGGGGGTGGTGGGTGAAACCACCGAATACCCGATCCGCACTTCTGGCAGCGGCCTGGTACCGAACTTCATCTACAACGCCGCCTTCAACCCCATAAACGGCCAGGCCGTGCGCGAGTGCGACATGCCCGGGCGAACCATCGCAGGATTCATATGAACTACGTCAACAACTGGAGCCGGCCCGTCACCCTGGCGCTCGGCGCGACGTCGCTCGCGCTGGATCTGCCGGACGCGCCGTACCGCCTGACCCTGACGGACAGTGCCGCCGAGCCGACGCGCTGGGAAATCATCGACGCGATGGTGGCCAGCGGCACTGCCACGTTGCAGCGCGGCCGCGAGGGCACGCTCGAGCAGAACTGGCCAGCTGGCAGCGTGATTTACAACGCGCTCACCGCCGGTGTGCTCACGGACTTGCTGCAGGCGGTGGCTGATCTACAGGCGCGCGTGGCGGCGCTGGAAGGCGGTGCTGACGGGCACCTGGTGACCGTGGGCGATAACGGGTTTTTCCTGGGCTACTTCCTTGACGCCCAGGGCAACCAGCTCGGCAGCATCGAGCCGCAATCCGTATCGGTGCCTTTGGCTGGCGATCGCCAGTTGATCGGCGTGGCTTTTCTGCAGGGTGCCGGTCTGTTCGTGCTCGGCCTGGCCGGCGGCGATGTGCCGGGTGATGTGCTTCAGGCTGTCGAGGTGGAAGGCCACGGTCTGCTGCTGGCGGCCGATGCGACCTTCACGCCGAGCGAGGATGGCGGCCAGTGGCAATGGACGGTCACCAGCACTGGCGGCTGGGCGGCCGGCGAGCAGCGCCGCATCGATATCCAGTTTGGCGGCGCGGGCGGTGGTAACGAGCTCAACGATTCACAAGGCCAGCCGCTGGTAGACAGCGCCGGCAATCAACTGACTACAGGGGCAACCGCGTGAGCGTACAACATGAATACCAAGGTGGCGGGGACCCGAACGGCATCGTGACCGCCGACGTCAACAGCCACTACCTCAATCTGGATGATCAGGGCGTGTGGATGTGCATCAGCCGCTCCGGGAATGTGTCGCAGTGGGCGCTGATCGGCGGGCCGCTGAGCGACGCTGCCGGCGAGCGTTACGACATCAACGGCCTGCAGTACTTCGATGGCGTGGTGGGGCAGAGCGTGCAATTCGTTTTCGACTTGCCCAACCGCCTGCTCTCCAACGTGGAGATCAGCGGCAACCCGGCCGAGTTCTTCACCTCGGACCCATACTCCCGCGTCGAAATCCGCCCGGTGGCCAACGGCGACCTGATGGTCTGCGTAACCCCGCTCACCGAGTACTGACCCCCATTGCCCTGGAGTAGCCAGCCATGCAGCCGGCCTGCCTCGACCTGCCCGTGACAAAAGGCGCCACGCTGCGCAAACCGCTGCTGCTGATGCAGCCCACCTACACCTACCGGCCGATAACGGTCATCGAGCAGAGCGCGCCGCTGCGGCTCACCGTGCCCGCGCACGGCCTGCCCGGCGACTGGCCGACCTGGATCGAGGGCGTAAGCCAGTGGTCAGCCCTTAACCGCGACAAGGCCCGCGAGCCGTTCCGCATCGCCAGGCCCGTGGATGCGGACACCCTCGAGTACAACGACCTGAACGGCCTGGGCCAGCGCGCCGCCGGCGGCACGCTGGTTTACCAACTACCCGTCGACCTGGCTGGCTGCAGCGCCGAGCTGGTGATCACCCCGGAGCAGGGCGCCGAGCTGGTGTTCAGCACCGCCAACGGCGGCCTGGCCATCGTCGGCCTCGGCCGCCTGCTGCTGGAAATTACCGCGTCGCAAACGGCGGCCATCGACTGGACCGAGGCGCGGTATAGCCTGGACATCACCTTCAGCGACGGCAGCGTGCAGCGCTGGCTGCAGGGCAAGGTGACCCTCAGCGGAGGCTGCTGCCATGGCTGATGCCCAAACCGTGATCGTCGACGCCGTGCCATTCGTGCTGGTGGTCGAGCCGCAGCAGGTGGCGGGCGTGGTGGTGGCCAGTGGCGGACAGGGGCCGGCCGGCCGCCAGGGTGAACCAGGCCCCGCCGGCGGCTCAGCCGTTCAACGCCTCGCCGGCGAGCAGCTGAGCGCCCTGCGCGTGGTGTACGAGTGGGCCGGAGTGGTGCGTTACCTCGACCTGCTGGACGCCTCGCACATCGACCAGGTGGCCGGCGTCACGCTCACCGCGGTGGAGCAGGGCGAACTCGTCAACCTGCAGCTCTCCGGCCCGCTCGATGACGCCACCTGGAACTGGCAGCCAGGCCCGGTATGGCTCGGCGCCGCCGGCACCCTGACCCAGATACCGCCGCTGGATGGCCACCTGCTGTTCATCGGCAACGCCGTTTCACCCACCCGCATCATCATCAACATCGACCAGCCGATCGCGCTGGCAGAGGAGTAACACCATGGCTGCAAAAACTTACCTGCGTCTGGTCGGCGGCAAGCTGCGGCAGATCGTGGCGACTGTGATCTCTGGCGGCGCGGCCAATGCCGGCGACCTGGTGGCGCTGGACGACACCGGCCGGCTGGATTCGAGCGTGCTGCCGGTCGGCATCGGTGCCAACACCAAGCAGATCCCGGCAAGCGAGCCGCTGACCGCCGGCAACTTCGTAAACTTCCACAGCAATGCGGGGGTGCTCAATGTGCGCAAGGCCGATAACAGCAACGGCCGCCGAGCCGATGGCTTCGTGCTGGCTGCCGTGGCCAACGCCGCACCGGCAACGGTCTATCCGCTGGACTCGGCCAACACCGCGCTGACCGGCCTCACCCCAGGCGCTGATTACTACCTTGGTACCGGCGGCGCTGTGGTCAGCACGCCCCTGGATGAAACCCTGCCAGCGAACCAGACGGGCGCCAAGGTCAGCCAGCTGCTCGGTACCGCCATCTCGGCGACCGAGTTGGTAACGAACGACTACGACCCGGTGATTCTGTAATGACGGCCCGCCGCCCCATCGTCCGCGTCGGCGGGCGCTTTCAGCAGCTCCCCGCTGGCGACACGCTCGATGTGCCGGCTGATTGGGATGCCCTCAAGGCGCCGGCCATCGCCAGCGGTGCCCTGGTTATCGATCTCGTCACCTCGGCAGGCTTTCGCGTGGCGCTAAACCAGAACGTCACCGCCCTCAGCTTCGCTAACGTACCGACCGGGCGCGCGGTGGCGTTCATCGTCACCTGGGTACAGGACGCGACCGGTGGCCGCACGGTCGTCTTCCCCGCCAGCGTAAAGGCCGTGGGCGGAGGTGCGCCTGTGCAGCCGGCGCCGGGCGCAAATGCGGTTTCGGTTCAGTCATTCTACACCGACGATGGCGGGGCGACGTTTTCGCAGTCGGCCATGGCCGGCGCCTTACGCGGCATCCAGGTTTTTCGCTCAAACGGCACATGGACAGTTCCGGCCGGGTGTAGTGGCTTCCGTGTCGAGGTTGTTGGCGGCGGCGCGGGAGGGCAGGGTGGTGATGGTGTATCAGGTCAGTATGCCTTCCCTGGTGGCGGTGGCGGCGGTGGCGGCAGAGCAATAAAAACCCTTGTATCCCCGCTACCGGGAACCTCTTACAGCGTTACCGTCGGCAAGGGTGGAGCAGGCGCTCCTGCCGGGAACACGGCGGTTACCGCCGCAGCAGGAGGGACATCTTCATTCGGCTCAGTTTGCTCTGCTACAGGCGGGTCTTCTAACGGTTATGGCGTCGGTGGAGGGGGAGGCATGGGTATTGGCGGCGACTACAACACCTCTCTGGGTTCGGGAGCTAACGGTGCCCCGCGCGGCACCGATACGCTGAGATTTTACGGAGGACGCGGGGGGGCTTCAAACCAGACACCCGCCTATGGCGGATCGGGAGCATCCCAGGCCCCAGGTGCCGGAGGCAATGGTGGCGGGGTCACAGTCCCATCAGAAGGCGGGACGCAGCCGGGTTATGCCGGGGCAGATGGTATCGTCATAGTCGAGTGGTGGTGACATGTGGGCCAGAGTTGAATATGGCATCGTTGTCGAGGTAACCGGTGACGATCCACAAGGTAGGTTTCACCCCTCGCTGTTATGGGTTGACTGCCCTAGCAGTGTCGACATTGGCTGGACGCTCATTGGCGATGAATGGAGAGAGCCGGATTTGCCCTCACCAAACGAGGAAGAAATTCTGCGGCGAAAGTTAAGAGCCAACAATGCCTCTTATACCGCCGCCACCCTTGCATTGACAGCGGACTACCCACAGCTCGAAAAAGACACTTGGCCCACTCAGAACGAACAGGCCGCCGCTTGGGTCGCCGACCCTGAAGGGGCGGTCACGCCCTGGATTGATTTGGCAGCCATCGAGCGCGGTATCGATCGCGAGGAATACCTGCGTAGAACCCTGGTCAAGGCCGAGCAATTCAAGATCCTCAGCGCCTTCTTGACAGGTCGCCGGCAGCGGTACGAGGACAAGATCAAGGCAGGTGGTGATCCTCTGCTTGATTACGCCCTTACCGCAGCCGTGCGGGCTCAGCTGCAGCAGGTCGCCATCGACGGCATGTCCCTGCCGGCCGCCGAGCTTAAGGGGGTTCTATGAAAGTCATATTCTCAACCGGCCCGCACCTTGGCAGCTGGTTCCTGCGCACCGTTCTGTTCAGTGAATGGAGCCATTGCGGGGTGGTCATGGAGGACGGGGAAACGGTGATCGAGGCTTCTTCCAAGTATGGCGTGGTCGAAACCCCCATCGAGAAATTCACCCGGTACGGCCGCTGGGCGATCCTCGACTGCCCGGTACTGGATGCTGCGGCGGCGTATGCCGCTGCCCGGGCGGAGCTCGGCAAAGGCTACGACTGGTTTGGCCTGCTCGGCCTGGCCGTCACCAAGCAGCTGCAGGACGACGATAACTGGTTCTGTAGCGAGCTGGTTCAGCACGTGAAGAACGCCGGCGGCCTGCATGACCTGCGCTACGACCAATGGCGCGTGACGCCTCGCGACCTCTGGAACCTGCCGTATGAGGTTGTGTTCGCCCAGGGTCTGGTCACCTGACGATCCTGCATTCAGTCCTCAAGCCCGCCTCGTGCGGGCTTTTTCATGTCCGGAGAAAACCATGAGCACCAGTCGCGGCATCCGCAACAACAACCCTGGCAACATCGATTTCAACCCGCGCAACAAATGGAACGGCCAGCTCGGCCTGGAAGTAGGTGTACCTCGCCCGCGCTTCGCTCGCTTCGACGAACCGGAGAACGGCATCCGCGCCCTGGGCAAGCTGCTGCTCAACTACCGCGGCAAGGACGGCATGCCGGGCGTTGGTGGCCCTGGTATCGACACGGTGCGTGAAACCATCAACCGCTGGGCGCCTGGGCACGAAAACGACACCGAGGCCTACATCGCGTCCGTGGCAAAAGCGTTGCGCGTGAAGCCGAACGACATCATCGATGTGCGCAAGCCCGACGTGCTCCGCACATTCGTTATCTCGATCATCAAGCACGAGAACGGCGCGCAGCCATACAAGCCTGAAGTCATCGAGGAAGGCATCAGGCGGGCACTGGCATGACCTGGCTGAAGCTGTTCCCCGGCAAAGCCATCGCAGTGCTGGCCACCGTGCTGCTGCTCATGACCCTGGCCGCTGGCAGCGCCTGGCGCTATCAGGAGAAGAGCTACAGTGCCCAGCTGAGCGATCAGGCCCTTGAGCACGAGCGCGTGCTCAGCAAGCGCGACGAGCTGCACGCCGCGACTCTGGCGGAGATCGGCCGGGTCGCCGCCGCGCAGGAGCGCCGCAACCAAAAGCAACGCCTGCTGCTGGAGCAGCAGCTGCAGGCCTCATCCCAAAATGAATACAGGAAGCTGACCGATGCTGAGAAAACTGCTGGCCGCCTGCGTGATCGCCTCGCTACTGCTGAGCTCCGGCTGTCAGTCCTCGTTGCCAACCCCGCCGCCGGTGGTGGCAGTGGCAACGGAGTGCCCACGCCCGCCGGCGCCGGATGTCTGGTGGATGGCGCCGGCCGAGCCGACATTGACCCAGGAGCTGCTCAACGAATTGTCGGCATCGCCAACCGAGGCGACCGGGCGATCATTGCCCTGACGGCGTGCCAGGCGTACGTGCGAAAAGTGTCGATTGGGGGATGAGGGAGGACGGTGAGGGGGGCCTCCGGCCCAGGCGCGTATACTGCAGCCATTCGCCTATGAGGATTTTCGTATGCTGACGGTAGAGATGAAGGGGTGGGGGCTCAGCCTTGATAAGAAGATAGGAATTTCCCAGGGTGCAGCAATTTGGGAGTTCAATCGCAACGCGAATTCATACTGGAATGCCGATCTGCGGCAGCCGTATCGATACGCCCGTATTACACCCGCTGAGCCGAAGCCCGGTCAGAAGGTCGAGGTTATCCTGCTGCAGTCGCCCAGCGCGCCTGAAGATACCTGGGTCAATAAGGGGCAGGGTGTTGTTTCGATTTACGATGGAGATTGAGTGCCCAGAACGGGCGAGAGGGAAGGTTGATGTAATCGTTTGCGAGCTGATCGATAAGGCCCGGCATCCCAGTTACTAACTGGGGTGTCGGGCCTTTTTTTGTGGCCGCTGTTTGGGGCAGATTTTGGGGCAGTCTTTGACTTTGGTGGTGGTTCTGGTGGGCTACAGCCCGCGTAAAACCACACTTAGACCACCTTAAAACCCCATGCAGAACTGCATGGTGATGTTAGCGGTGGAGATCAAAGGTGTTACCTATCAATAAGTTATGAGCGCTTTTGTGAGGCTGGCTGCGATTTCGAGCCGATCCAGCTCGCACCAGTCCGAGGTCGAGTTGAGCCATATGCGCGGAGGTTGAGGGCAGCATTCACTCGGCGTGACTGAGCTGCCGGGCAATAAAGGCGGGGTTTCAAGCCTGATATTTGCGCCTATTGTCGCATAGCTGTGCCGGCAGTTGTATCGCGGCTGCGATAGGCCCCGCCGCAATGCTTGCCTGCACAGTGGCAGACCGTTTCACGGCGCGCCTGCAGCCGGAGCACCGTTCGGCTGAAAGCCGTAAACTTTCCTGAATCCCCGTCACAGAGCCTCTGTCACTAAATACAGACGCGGTATTTCCCACGCATGTCGATGAGGTGACGGTAGTGAGATGCTTTATCTGTGGCGACGACGCCTGGCTGATTTCCAAAACGGGTACCTATGCGGCATGCGATTGCCGCACCTGTGGCTTGTATCGAGTCGAGGGCGGTTGGTCTCAGGGCATCGCTACCCCGGTGCCTGCCGATGACTTTCGCGCCTTCCTGCAACTGCAGCGCGAGGAAAGCCCGGATGACACTCCGGTGATCAGCAGCGAGGCGGCCAAGTCATTGCTCGCGCTGAGTCAGCTGAGTACCTCCCAGGCGATCTGAGCCCCTTTGGTTCTCTACGCCTACGGCGACGCATTGGCAGCCCCGGACCGTGCTCCGGTCAAGTCGAGGAGCCCGGAACTTATGACGCGCCGGGCGTCTATTGTGCTGGGATTCTCTGTTATCGGAAGGGAACATTGAGATGGCCAGTTCACGCCTGCTTATGACAGCCGTTGTTTCAATCGCGATGGCCATCGGGCCATGCCTGGCTGCCGCCGACCCGGGTAATGGCAAAGGCCATGGGCAGGGCAATGGCAAAGGTCAGGCCCAGCACTATCAGGGGCCAGGCAAACAAGGTGGCGGGTTCAACGAAGGAGGGCGCCATGGCGGCCCATCCATCGATCGCGGTGGCATATTGAGCATCCTGCAGGGCAATCGCTCCTACTGGTCGCCTGCACCGACGCTGCCGCCGGGCATCCAGAAGAACCTGGCGCGTGGCAAACCTTTACCGCCGGGCATCGCCAAGAAGCTGGATGGCCGGCTGCTGGGGCAACTGCCGCGCTATGACGGCTACGAATGGATGCAGGCCGGGGTGGATCTGATTCTTGTTGCAGTGGCTACCGGGGTCATCTACGAAGTGCTCAATGGCGCCTTGGACTGACGCAAGCGGCTGGCGAAGCGATTTGGCGACTCAAGCTGCTGGCTTTATCTTGGCAGCGGTGAACTGACAGATTGCCGCTTACCGCTCACCCTTTGGAGCGAACGATACGCCCGGCCTTGATCTCGCCGGCGTATTTGCTGAGTCGGTCTTCATCATTGGTCAGCACGCCGACCATGCGCAGAATGGCCCAGGCATCCGCCTCGTTATTGGTTCCCCTGAGCCGCTCGGCAATCTTTACCAGGTCGACGGAGACCCATCGCAGGTCTTCGGCGACGGCTTTCAGGTCCTGCTTCAATAGCTGGGTTTGGCGCTGGCCCATAGATCCTCGTCGTTCGCGTTGAAATTGGTGATTGCTACCGTTGAAGGTTGACGGCAGCGCTTGCTGTTCCTGTCAGGTGCCAGGACTTCATTGCAAATGGGTATTTTACGCCATTACAGGATGGCGTAAGAAACGAGATGGAGCCGGCTGGCTTGAGGTGGGAGTTGGCAGGCGTTAAGTAAGCTGTTCATGGCCGAGGGCGGCAACTCGTCTGCCGGGTTACCGCCTCTGCCACTTACAGGTCTTTTTTCAGTTCCTTGTCGATATGTTTGTCGGCCTTGTGGCGCTCCTTGCTGTTGTGGTCGATGCCTTTGTCGATCTCCTCGGCGCTGTGATGCTCACCCTTGTCCACTTCGTGGGCATCGTGCTTGGCATCCTTCTCCATACCCCGAGCCTCCTCGCGAACGCTTTTTTCGGCCGGGCTTTCTGCCATGGCCGCCGGAATGACCGTGGCAGATACGAACAGGGCGGCAGCCAGAGTGATAAGTGCTTTTGGCAT